AATTTCTCTGCTTTCTCTACTTCATTCATATTCTATCTCCATAATCTTTCTCATCTTTAGCATCTTCATCTTGTTCATTCCACAACCACATACCAAAGTCATAACCTCTTTTATAAAAATGGCTAAAGAAGAACTCATCTAATTTCTTCTCATCTCTACGACCATGAAGCAAAGCATCAGTTATACCATCACGATAAAACTGATACTGCTTTGTTGATGTAGGTTCAGTCCATTGACTTAATATCTTCTTAAACATTCTCTACCTCTTTCAAATTACTATATGTCATAAGTTCTCCACACTTCTCACACCACACATCTGTATCGCACCAAATACTATCATTCTCCATTTCAAAGTTCTTATCTACCCATACTTTATAAGATAGATCTGTACTATTACATATTGTACATATTAAGTTAGTTTTATGTTTAGTCATTCTCATACCACCAATCATATAAACTTTCTTCTATTACTTTGATCCAATCATTTGTTCTACACAAGATATCAGGCATGAAGAATTTTGCAGTTACAGGCATAGTATGAAATCCAACTTGCCCATTAGCACCACTTATCATATTAAAATCCATTGTCAACCAAAAGTCAGAATTGACTCTAGTATCAGCATATGTTTCGCCAATCTCATCAACTAGATGATGGTTCTCATATTCAATATGGCTCTCACTAAAGTCCCCACTAAACCAATCGTCTTTGTGGCTACCAAGATGCCAATTACTATCAGATGAATTTACCCACATCTCAAATACATTCTTAAATGTAATGATATCTCCATAGGCTCTATCTGTTAAATTGTATTCATGATAATCACTATCGCCACCCATCTTAAAAAAGTAACATTCTCTTGCATCTAAAACATCACTCATTAAAATTTGAGAGTCCTTTGATAGATACATTCGTTCTTCTTGTTGTAAACTCATAATCTAATTACTCCAATCACTAATCCAAATATGGATAAGTAAACTAATATCTTCATGTATATTTCTGTCTTTGTCATATTATCATACACCCTTCTGTTGCACTTGCTATTAAACCTAAAAACATTATCCAAAATAATGCTGAAAGTGGATTACTAAAATTCAATAAAACCTCGCTTTACTAATTTGTATATCTCTAATACAGTCTATCATAAATGAATTAGCCATGTCAAATCCAATGATAGTCCATGTCTAATTGTTCTCCCCAACCATATTGACTATAAAAGCCATAGTCTTTTCTTAAAAGATTTGATCTGTGAGAAGCATGGACTTTCTCATCTCCGATCCAATCGGGCATATCAAAATTCATGATATGTGGAATATGTTTCATAGTGTTATTGTATCCTCTATCTATCCACTCATCTATACAAGTGTTGTGATAGTATGCTAACGCATCAGGATAATCTTCCCACATTCTATTTACAGGGTGGTGTGGATATCCACCTTTACCTTTTGTAATCTGATTGTAAGTTTGCATAGCTTCTACTCTTTGCTTACCTAATCTTCTGTAATCTAAACATCTGACACTTTTATCTATGTCAGCGTATGGCATAAAAGTTTGCATAAATCTCCTATACTAATTTATATCTTATAAGTGAATTATAGCAAATTGAATATAGCCATGTCAAGCAATAAAAAAATCCCCTACCTTTTACAGTAGGGGACAAGTTTGAAAGTTCTAAAAGGGTAGGATCTTCTTTATTATCCACTTGACCTTTCCTAGTATTCCTAGTATTAAGTCTACGACTGTTTCTATTATTCCAGTAATAAATTCAGTCAACACTTCCCAAATAATTTGTAGTATATTAACTCTCACAAATATCTCCTTGATTAGTTTATTATTAATCTAATCTTGGCAACCACACTCACCACCACAACAACCTTTTTCTATCTCCTCATCATTTTCACAAGTACATTCATCTTGGTCGCAACTGACATCTTCATCTTGGCAACATTTTTCTTCATCATGACAGTTTGTCGGTTTCATTTTTCGCTTCCTTTCCTATCGGTTTCCCATTAAAAATATCAAGAGAGCTTTCCTTTGACTCCCTTTCCCTTATTTGTTTTTGGATATCATACTTAGTTATTTGTGTAGGGTGAGTTCCCCACTTCTTTGTTTTCTTAATAAGTGCCATAGCGTGTTCTCTTGTTTCCTCTGGAATAGCTTCCCCTTCCAATCCCTATATTCTTCTTCCCAGTAGTTCTTGGTTTCCTTTTATTCGTTTTGATTTCATAGATAACAGTTTCTGCTCCATCTTTAAGAAAAAGAGTTTTTAAGATGTCGTAGTAAGATGACATCTCCTTTCCTAGCTTTCCTTTAATTTTTCAGCTAGTTCGTTCCTTTTTTCCCTTCCTTCGCTTCCTTCAGAAAAGTCTTTGAAGCCTTCCTTTTTAGCTTGAGCAGTAGCGATAGCAAAGGCATCTCCTTTATCTCTCTTTTCCATCCACTCTAAGAAGGCTTTTGTTACTGGTAGCGATCCGCCTTGATACCTCTTTGGTCCAAGTTTAGAACCTGCTTCTCCTACAACCCATGGAAAGTATTTAGGGTTTTCCATTACTGGTGTTACTCTAGCAAATTCAGGATCTAGTTCCTTTGGAAAGCCTTGTCTATCTAACTGGTTGTGGTGTTCCTTTTCCCTTCCTCTGAAGTTTTCAAGAACAGCAAACATTTTATCTCCTACTAAAGGATCAGTTGCTTTCCCATTCTCTTTTGAAAGCCAATTAAAGAAAGTCTGGGTGAAGTCTACGTTTCCATTTGATTTCCATACCATATTAATTTCCTCTCTTGGTTCAGGAGCTGACTTTGTTAGACAGCTTCCATCAGCACATGATTTCTGTGCTGGTTGTTCTGATTTTAATAAGTCAAAAGATGCTCCTTGATTCACTCCCTTTTCACATACTGTTACTTCAGCGAGTTCCAAGTCATCTACTTGCATGTAAGATTGTAAGCCTTTAGTCATATTCTGCATCTTAGTTGCTGATCCAGCAATAGAATAAGACTTTAGCTTTCCTTCGTTTATCTGTTCCTTTACTCTGTCAGAGATCTTTGTATCATTTCTCATTTCAGTAATAAAGAATAGACCATTTTCATTTACACCACTCTTAAATATCTGTCCAGACTTATTGATGTAAGCTGGTAAAGCCCAACCTACTTGGACATCAGAGTGTAGAACCATAGCGTTCCTAGTTCTAAAACTTTTCATGTAGTTTTCAAATGCCCTTCCTAGAGCATCTGTTGTGATCAGGTGTCCCTCTCTGTCTACTAATTCAACAGAGGCGGGACCTCCTAATACTACTGGTTCGATTTCTCGTTTTTCCAGCTTCCTTGCTTCCTTTTGATAAACTTCATTATCTGGGAAAGCTCGGTGTAATGTCATAATTTCTGCAGGTGATGCTATTCCAGCTTTATACAGTCTTTTAAATTCATCTAATGCATTAGTGATGTCCTTAACTGTTACTTTCCCACCTTCTGCCTTTTCCAATAAAGAGATGGTTGCATCCTCAGAAACACTCTGAAACATGTCTCTGTTAGTATTTACTATTTTTTCTGCAGTCATTGTAGTCATAATTTTATCCTATTGGAGTATGTATTCCAAATACTATTCCTTCAAAAGTTGTTGATGAGCCACTACCGATCACTGAAATATTCTTCCTAAAATCTATTGGGTGGCTTGTCTCAAATGATTCACCTGCCGCTAATTTTAAACAAGTAGCAGAGGCTTCTGCTGTAGCATCAAATGCAACGAACAGATTCTGTGAACCATGTGTGTTTTTAATCTTAACGTGTCTTATTACACCTATAGGTGAGATATGTCTTGACCTAGAAAGGTCTACTGTGCCTTCCCATTCATAAGTATTACCACCTGCTAGGTTTCCATCTATGTAATCTGGTACATGTGAATCATGTCTAATGTCATACATAAGTGCATCAAATAACATGTTAATGTTGTGTTGCGTACTTGAACACCATTTAACTCTGTATGTTGCTGGTGTAGTTCCAGCTGGTATATTATAAGCTACCTTTATTGTTTGGTAGCTAGTTGTTAAACTAACTGCTGTACCTGTAGCTAATACAGTCCCACTTGAATCTGTAATCTGCATTACTGCATCTCCTGATGCTGATGCTCCTCTTACCATTCCAGATGCTATAATATAAGTCGGGGTGTTTCCTGATGTATCACCCGCTGCTCCTGCTCCTATAGAATCTGTAGTTACATAAAAACCTTCTTTGGCTGCAGAGTTCGCTGGGTTTACTGTTAGTTCTGCTGACCCTAAGAAAGGTGCTCCAGTTGTTCTTGATATAGCTGATCCATCTGCTGTAAATTCTGTTATAGTTGAGTTCTCTATTGATGGATTTAATATTCTATTTATTCCCGGTGAACCAGTCGTAGCTAATTCTAAGTTAGCAGATGTGTTTCCTTGATCCAAATTATAATATGGACCAGCGTAAATATTTACTGCATCTGCGGCTGTTGTTCCTACTGACCCACTAAGAGCCACATATCTATCTAGTGGTGCAACTGAGGTACGAGTGCTGGGATCAGTATTCCACTCTTTCCATTCCCATGAATTTGAGTAGCTGTTTGTGAATCCTGCCATTTAATTCTCCTTTAAATCTATCCTAATCTATCAGGATATCTAAGAAGCTGCCCATATAGCTTATAACTATATGATGATACCACCAAATATAATATAGGCAGCTCTTTATATATTATTTATTTTCCGTAAGCGATTAGTCTGATTCCGATACCACTAGCATCTGCTGTGTCACCGAGTTCGTCTAATGCAGCACCATCTGCACCTGCTTCATAAATCTCTAACTTTTCGTTACTGTAGTCATATTGTACTACATAACCGTCAGACTTTTGTGAAATAAGAACAATGTATACTTCCTCTAATCCTAATTGAGTAGCAGAAAGTCCTTCACCACCAGTTGGATAAGAGTCATCGAAAGTAATATCTTTAATTACATACTTTACGTTTCCGGGAACACCAACTACAGGAGAGGATGATCCGGGATTTGTGATTGTAATTGCCATAATTTAATTTCTCCTTTTATAAAATGGGTGGGGAGACTAGCTCCCCAACCCATCAAAATGTTCTTTCCAAGTTAGACTACGCGTTTAAGTCAGTAATCTTAGCTTGTGTGAAGAAGTTGTGACATCGCATTTCTGCCATAGTGTATAGTAAACCTCTTACTACTAGAGCATTAGCTGCGAAGTAGTCTCTGTTTTCTATATACTGTGTTGGTTGTGCCACAGCTATTTCAAGGTAGTCTGTGTCCAAAACATATACGTTTGAACCCAATACTGAGTCATCTGTTGCTACACCTTTTGGTGTGTCAGCATCTGGTAGAATTGGAATACCTTGGTAAGTAGCGAGAACTAGACCAGTTCTTGTACCCGGGAAAGTTCTTTCAGAACCTACACCAACTTGGTACTCTTCCTGTCCTAAGTATCTCTGTTGTGATTGTAGTAATCTTTCTAGCTTGAAGTATTGGTCGTGTCCCATAACGATTAGTTTTGGTTCTCCACCATTGTTTCTTACTGATTGAATACAGTCATCAATTAAGTTTAGAGATAGTTCCCTACCTACTCCACTGTTGTGCTTAACTGTAGCAGCAGCGTTCCATTGTCCGGAAGGTCTGTCACCGAATGTTAAGTCATACGCCCTTACTCCACCGTTTGCTGCGAAGTTTGCGTTTGTGTCGAATGATCCACCTACTGGTGCACCATCAAATTGTACTACGTCATCAATAGACGTTAGTCCTGCTCTTTCTACAACGATAAGACCGTCACCGTCAGCAATAGTTTGCGATGCAGTTCCGTGAGTAATAGCACCCGTAGATGTGTTTACTGCTGAAACTGTTAGTCCAGATGTGTCAATGTAGTCGTTTGCAGATGTATCGAAGTAAGCAATCTTGTCACCTACCTTAATGTTCTTAGCAACTGATGCTGGTACAGTACCTGAAGTAGTTGAACCAGCGGATACAACATATCCTGATCCTGCTAATAGCTCTTCGTTCATTTCTTTAACGTGGTCGAGCTGTGCGTTTTCGTTTTCCAATGCAAGAACATCACCAACACCACCTTCTAATTGTGCAGTGAATACTGATTTCACTGAAGCACCGAAAGTAGTTGAAACGATTCTAGGTAAACTAGCTACGTTTGCGATGTCTGAAACATCAACTGTAGGTAGAGCACCAGTCTCAGTCACAGGTCGTGATCTTCCACTACCTCTGTCTGTCCTGATTCTCCAACCAGCTGTGTTACCCCAAACAGTTCTTGGGATTGCATTGAAGAAACGAGTTTGGTTGTTTAATGCATGCCAAACTTTTCTACCATAGGTAGTGTTAAAAATACCTGTGGCAGTGTCCACTGTAAAGTAAGTCTGTTTCTGTAAGTATTCTGGTCCGAATACAGACGAGTATAGACCTCTTTGAGACTGAGCAATATACTCAGATAATGATGGATTTGTAGCCATAATTAATTTCTCCTCGTTCTTTCAAAAATTATTTATTATTATCCAAGTAGTTCTCTTGGCACACCTGAAGTGTCACCTTGATCTATCTTGTGTTGTAAGTCCCTTAGTTGTTTGTAAGACAAACCACTTAGGTCTTCTACCACATCACCACTTGTTGCGTTACCTTTTACAATTGGAGTAGTTCCATCTGTTCCTAACGCGTCTTGGTTAAGTAGAGCTGGTCTTTGTAAACCATTCTCTTCTCTAAAGCCCATCTTTCGCAGTCTTGCTTCAGACTGTTCTTCAACGGCTTTCTCCATGTTAGCTTCGTAAGCTGCAACAGTTTTTCTCAAAGCATCGAGTTCTTTTCTCATTGCCTTCATTCCGTCATCATCTTCGTCATCTTCATCTGCTTTCATAGAAACTTTGTCAACAGGTTTTTCATCAGACCCGTTGTCATCGTCATCTTCATCAGCTTTTCTGGTCATACCAGCAGCTTTCATAGCTTTTTCTTTCATAGCTTTCTCTTTGTCATCATCCGAGTCGTGTCCCGGTACATGATCTTTTCGCATAGCTCTAGTCATAGCTTTCTCTTTGTCATCGTCATCTTCCATATCAGCAGCCTGTATTGTAGCTTGTTGATCTTCGATGTTAGTAGTCGGGTTAGCTGCATTTTGAGCATCATCAAATTGAGGTTGCGTTATTGTTTTAGCTTTCCTTTCTTTAGCTCCGTCAACATCCATTCCTAGTGGGTTCTCTCCGCCTTCGGCTTTGATCATTGATACCACTTCAGATGCGACTGCTTTTACTAATTCTGATTTTTCAGCTTCTAAAGCCTTCTCTTCTTCTTCCATTCTGTCGTCTTCTTCTTCTTTTGTGAGTCTTTCGTCCATTTTAGCGAGAACTTCTGCTACTGCAGATAATGCTAGGTTAGTACCTTGCATGTGATTCTCTAAATTTGTGAATTCTTCTGACATCTTTCGACCTCCTATGTCCTTTCCAGTCTCATTCCAGACTAAAAATTAAGTTAAAAGTTTATTAATTCTCAAGGTTGGTCTTAGCCACCCCCGACCTCTATAGAATTATAATATAAAAATAGGCACTATTCGCCTATCCTGTAATATTATACTATAAATAAAGGCATTTTTTACATAAATATTACGAATATTATAAAATAATTTATAATTTATTCATTTGAATCTTCTACGAGTTCACCATTAGCCATCTTCAACATCTCATTCCTGTAGTCATATAGTGGAACTTGAATTAGTTTCTTTAGCTTTTCGAGTTGGTTTCCCTCTGGCATAGATGCTTCAACTAAATCTAATACTTTACCAATCATCCTAGAATGTCTGGCAATAATGTATTCTTGTTCAGCTGTAACTTTACTTACGTCTACCATTTTAGCCTCCTTTAAATCGATAAAAATCTTCTTAGAATCTCCTGTCTTCCCCTTCCCAACTTCTTTGGAAAGGTGATTCCTAAGTCTCTACTAATATCTCTATACTTTTTTCTTCTTATTACTTTGCTATAAGCATCATCAATAAAAGGTTCGGGAGCTTTTGCTGTAGTGTTTACAATGCTCCACTTACCAGTTTCCGTATTTAATCTTGGTCTACGCCCAAAGTATTTCTTTGTATGTGCTTTTACTTTATGTGTATTAGATTGTTTCTTTATATTTAAAAGTGACTTTAGATCACTATATGTTCCTTGTCTAGGCTTTTGCCTTTCAGGATTACCTGTCTGTATTCCTTTCGTATCTATTACGAAAGATAAAGCTCCTTTTCTATTTCTATTTCTTCTTTGAAATTCTTTTACTTTCATTTCATAATACTGATCTTCTTGCTCTTTACCATCATGTATTAATCTAGCATGAGGAGCTTCATATATAATTTCAAAGCCGCCCATATTAGGTATTAATTGACCACTACGTTTTAGCCAACCAGAACCTTCTGGGCATAGTCTTTGAGATTCTTCAAATACTTCTTCTCCCAGTTCTTGAACTATCTCTAGAATTTCGTCTTCCATGAATTATTATACCTCTTTTTATGGTAAATTTTTCTATTTTATATACATTTCTTAACGCTTTCTATGCAGGGATTTTCAGACTCATTGTATAATTTCCAATAATCTTCTTCTTCGTCATAAGGTAATATACCCTCTGATTGTAGATCTTTCCTAAGTTTTTCGATTTTTGCCTCTAGTTTATCCATGTTTTGATTAATAGATTCTAGATCAGACTTTACGTTATTTTCGTCCCAGCCTACTGAAATTGCGATTAATAGAAATAAGAAAAATGCTAGATAATAAAAGCGTATCACTGTAAAGGTATATCTTCTTTTATGATTTGTCTAGCAGTTAATTTATCATACACTTTATCCTCTAGTGCATCTCTTTTGAATACAGCCATAGTTGCTCCTACACCAAATGCAAGTGCCCCTAATGCTGGTAAACTCTTTACTATTCCTTTTGCTATATCTTTACTTGTCATGCGAATCTCCTTTCTATTCTGATTCTAATACTTTCATACCTAGTGCTATAATTCCACCTGTGCAACCTGTGGCGATCTCCGTGTAGCCTTGCCATACCCCCACTGCACTAAGTATACCTAACACTATAATGGCTAGAAAAATTTGTGGTCTAAGTTTTCCCATCATTAGTTAAGTTCCTCCGTTTTGTTAATTTTCAATCCTGCGTTTTAATTCGTAATAATCATCTACTACATCTAAACACGCTTGGACTTTATCTTCTTGATTTAATATAATAACATTTAAGTTATCTATCTCAGATTGCATGGTTGCTATGTTAACTTGAAGCATAGTAAACCAACTTATTGCCGACACAATTATAGCACCAAAAGTCAAAACAATGGGTAAAGTTACTTGATATTTGTTTTTACCTACTTTTATATCCATTGTTTTCTATGGGCTAACGCCTCCCGGTGGGCTAGGTTCTGATAACAATACTTCATAGTTATTGTTAACTTCCCATATGCTAGCTAGTGTGCTAGATTGTATAGTAAATTCCTTTGTTGCTAAGTTACTGTCATGTCCAATCTGTGAGAATTGAATTGTTAACTCACCGATATCAGCTTGTCTAATTACACATGTACCACCTGATGATACTATGTTACTTAGAACTAACTTGTTAATCTTAGCGTTAGTATTTGTTAAACTACCAGTGTCCAACCAAATTCGGTCATAAGTACCACCTTCAGTCTGTAGTAGATCTGCCATAAAGTTACCACCTGATACTCTTAAGTTTCTTAATGTACTTGTAAGAGTCTGTGATATACTTAATCCATCAGCAATATTTTCTTTAACTATGATCTTGTGGGCATTTACATCTGATAATGTTAATGTCTTACATGTATTTCTTTCAAACAATAGCTGTCCTATCTCTAGTCTTGCTGTTGTTCCTGCTTTCCCCTCAATCAAAATGGCTTCAGCTTTACCTGATGGTAATGTTGAACCTGTATATGCAGTACCAATTGATACGTTAGAGATGTTTATTTCTTCTACTGGTGTAGTTCCAAGTACAATCCTTAACGTGTTGTCGTCTGGATTATCTTTTCTCCACGCCATTTCTTTCTCTAATGTTTCGCTTGGATATTCAGATGGAGCTGCGTAAATACCCGGTGATCCGTTAGCAAAACTTCTTTCTACTACGATCTCATTTACTGCAACTGCTGTTGTAGCTGTACCACCTGCGACTAATAGACCAACCGCCATTTGTGGATTTAATCCCATACCTCTTAACAGAGAATATGGTGACTTCATTACTTTGAAGAACCTTCTCCACTTAGCTGATTCTCCATTTAAATATTCTATTTTGTTAAATAGCCAATCTCTAAACGCTTTTACATCTTGATAAATGTAAAGGGGTGACTTTAATATAGCCATAGGAGTAGCTTTTAGTATATTAAATAGTTGTTTTAAACTTCTAATATGTACAGCTAGTCCTGCGACTACAAGTCCTGTTGATATACCTACAGAATACCAATACCATGTCTGCAAGAACTCTAAGTAATTCATTACTGCAGTATATGTGATAACATAATTAAAGTATGCTATCTGTATTGGTGCGATATCCCACCATAAATTCACAGGATTAACTGTAGTTAGTGTTATTCCTGTTACTCCTAACAGTATTGCCAAGAAAGTAAACGTCATTAGTGTCGCACTTGCTGTTTTTTGTACAACACTCGGTACTTTTACTTTAGGTTTTGGCAATCTAAAGCTAGGTAATTTGATCTTTGGCTTTGGTATTCTAATTTTCATCTTATTCTTCCCCCTAGCTAGTGTATTCTCCTACAACTAGCATAATAGATAATACTATAGATATAAAAAATGCTATTTTTATAATATTAATTTTTGACATATCTTCATTTAATCTCCTTTAATAAATGTAGATTCTCTATATTATTATACTAAGTTTTGGCTCCAAACTTCCGGTAAAATGTCATTAAATTCACTATTTACCCCATCATATCTGTTTAAATAGATGATTTCTTTCCCAATTTCCCCATATTTTGGGTGGTAATACAATACTAGCTGTCTTGGCTTATTAATTGCCTGTACTCTCTGCATTGCAAACTCATCTCCACCCTTCATGCAACCACATATATGTATGTTACCTGTTCCGATATCGATTTCATCTATCCTATGGAAGTGTCCCATCAAAACTGAGTCAAAGTATGTAGACATTCCTGATTCATCTAGAAGGCTTATACCTTCTGTCATATCAAGATTCCTAATCTCATCCTCTAATCCTCTTCTAAATTGAAGAACATTCCTCATGTTTAGTATACCTTTTGTTATAGCAGTACCACTACCTGCTCCATTAATGAAGTCTCCATGTGTTAGTAGTATTTGCCTGTTAGCAACTTCAATAGTAGTAGAGAATGTCTTTGGAATATGGAACTCTATGTTCTTTTGGTTCCTGCAAAATGCAGCAATCCATTGATACAACATGTAATCCCAATCTTGATGCTTATCTTTCATCGGGGGTTTCCTAGTCATTCTTCCATGGTTACCTACAACACATGGTACTCTTACTTTATCAAAGTGTGGAGCAAGGAACATTAATGATTGAGCAATAAGATTAGCTCCTCTGATCATTTGTCCCATGCAGTTATCTACATTTGTCCTAGCTAGTTCTTCGTGTATGTCTCCACTGATCATATCACCTAGCATTGGAACTACAAGTTCGCCTACCTCAGAAGTATTTCTTCTCATTTCAGCTAAACTTAATACTTGATTCGCCCATCCATAAAGCCTTCTGTTGAAGATATCAATATTGTAGTGATTCAAACCTGACATCTGATCACTTTCAACTCTATCTCCAACATGGGTGTCAGTTAAAGGAGCAATCATACTTTGAACACTGTCACCAGTTCTTTTACCTGAAGGCTTTCGGATTTTAACTTTTTTTGCTTTACTAAATGCAGGTGCTAACTTCATTATAGACTCTTCAAAGATCTCTTGTTTAGCTTGATCTTTAATTGTAGTCTCATATAGTTTCTTAAAATATTTAGCTTCTGCTTTATAAGTCTCAGCTTTTTTACCCATCTTAACGTGGTAGTTAGGATCTAAATCAGGATCAATCATTTCATTTTCTTGATCTAAATAAACCTCTTTGTCGTACCATCTTTGAATGTTGGTTCGGTGTATATCTATCCCGTATGTCGCTTTTAGCCACTCCGATAGACTTGTCCACGTTGCTCCCGCTTGTCTCCGTTTTATCAACTCGTTCTGTGCTTGAGTTGGAATTTTTGTTTCGCCTTTGTTCCACATGTTTGCTCCTTGCTTTCCTTAAAATAATTGTTCTTCCGCAATTCATGCATTTCAAATCATTATCTTCATCAAAACGCATGAATCCGTTGCATTTATCACACACATTTCCAGTGTTCTTATTATATTTTATCATATTTGACCTAGCTGTGTCAAGTCTATTTCATACCTTCTAGTAATTGTGGAGTGTACCAGATGTCAATATCTGATGCAATCTCTCCATCTTCTAAGTATACTGAGCCATCTTCAAAGTTAAGTGGTCCTGTAAATAGATTTAATCCTAGTTTTAGTTGTTCTATAAAGTTAGATACTCTACCTTTTTCTACAGCATCTAATCCTTCTCCATAGTTCCATCCTACCATAGAGGACTCCAAGTCTTTCCAATATGGACCTATCCATAGCCACTCATTAGTAAACTCTCCATCCCTACTTTTTTGAGCTAGACTTAAATATTCAGGTCCCCAGTTAAAGTAGTTTACTCCCAAACATCTTGTAGGTGCCTGTTCACAAGCTCCTTTATAGTCATAAGGAACTACCCAAATATCCTCACCTTTCTCTGCTCTTTGACCAGTAACAACCACTGCTTCTGTAGTATCAATGTGTGAGATCACAACATCTTTACCTGAATCATAGAAGTCATTAACTACTTGTGTAGGATCTAAAGTCATACCCGGTATGTGAAACCAGAAACCAATCCAAGTTATATCAAATTCTATGTCTCCTTCGGCACAATGCTTTGCTCCTAAGTAAGTAGCGTTTGCTAATCTTCTTGTTTCATCATTGACTAATGGTCCTAAGAATCCTATCTTACCAGTTTTAGATTTAATTGCTGCAGCACATCCTGCTATCATTTGTCCATATTCCATTTTACCCATCACATTAGATACATTCTTTAATTCGCTTCGGTAATCTCTACCTACGACTAAAGCACTATCACCTGTAGACCAGACGAAATCAGTGTCTGGATACTTCTCAGCAGCTTCTAATATACCATCTTTCATATCATCTGATGTTGCAAATATGATAGTTGCACCTTGTGATATCATATCTTCAGCGATAGAAGGTATTGTTAAATCTGGTGAGTCAGCAGGATTTACCATATCCACTGTGATCATCTCACCACCTAATTTAGATGCCGCATATTCACCACCTTCGTAGTGGGCTTGTGACCAACCCTTATCGTTTTTTGGACCTACTAGAATCATTCCAATTTTTGATTCTTGTGTTTCCTCTACACTATTACATCCTAAAAATAGGAGTGGTAGCATCGCTAGTAATAGTATTGATTTAAAAAGTTTAGACATCTTGCTCCCCCTTTAGCTCTTTTACAAAAATAGGTTCATCTACTCTTGTAAATGTATGTGTCTGTAGATTATACTTTGTAGCATAAACTTTTATTTGTTTGTCGTCTATTTCGTAGTCAAAGTGTATGTCACCTTTACTATCTAACGCCCCGACTTTTGGCGTATAAATAAATCTACCTTTATTCATTACATGCTATATCCACCACCGTCTCCGGTTGAATAAGTTTTTTTCTGACCTTTAGGAGGTTGGACTTCCTGATCCTCTACATCGTCATCATCTAAAACTTGTATCTCTTGTTTTTTATCTTCTAGAATCTCTCTTTCTGGTAGAGTAGTTTGTGTAGTTGCGGCACTATAACCACTATATTTTTCTATATCTAGAAATTTATCTATAAGATCTGTTAATTTATCTTTCGCTATTTCTGGATTGTCATCAACTTTATCTTTATCTCCACTACGTTTGTATGGATTAGTCTCTCTCATTGTAGGTGATAAACTACTTGTTGCACCACTTGAATAAGATTTTAACGTAACTAATCCCGGATTCGCAGCAGATACAACTTCATCTTCAGTAGCTTGATCTCTACCTTCTTTTCTAGATTCATCCTTTAAATTTTTGATCTTTTGTTCCATATAATTCTGCTCAATAACTGCATCATTATTATCTTCATCTTGTTTTTTTCCTTTAAATTCAGAAACTTTAGGAGGTTCTTCATCTGTATTAGGTTTTTTCCAATCTAAAACTTTCATGCCTAAATTACCACCATACCCTCTACCAGCAGGATATTGTGATTTAGTCACAGATTTAATTAATTCTGTTAGTTCTTTTGTAGCATTTATAGATTTCTTTTCAGGGGTATATTCTCTAAGAAATCTAGATAATCTTTCTATACCACTTCTTTTATCCTTCTTTCTTTTTATCTCTCTAATATGATTCTTTCTTCTTTTATAGCCTCCGCCACCATAAGTAGGAGTAAAAATACCTGAGTTAGTAGATGTGAATACAGTTCCACCACCACTTCCAAAACCTCCTGAAGTAGCAGCTCCACCGCCGCCACCAGCTCCACCACCTTCTTTAAATATGGCTTTTTTAGTTTTTTTAGATGCTTGATATCTATCCAACATTCTTCTACCTTTAGCTGCTAGTTTTTGAGCTTGTTGTCTTGTACTAGGTGCAGCTTCACCCCAAGCTCTAGCTGCCAAAGCTAATCTTGTTGGTCGCCCTTTCTTATCCTTCATTGGACCTCTAGGGTTAGTATAGAATCTAGTAAGAAAGCTACCTTTCCTTCTTTTCTTTTCAGGTGTATTTGCTTTTCCTTTTACACCCGGTTTGAGATTAGCACCTTCTTTTCTTTTAAAATATTTACGCCCAGCAGCTGTTAATCCACCTTTTGGACTTTTAATTCTTTTACCTTTATACTTTTGTTTAAGTATATTTAAGTACATATTATCACTCATAGAGTTCCTCCTCATTATCATCAGGCTCCCTCATGTTATTACCTGTTGGATCATAACTTATTGTATTAGTTGCATTAGATGCTAGTGGTCTAAAAGTTGCCTTCTCAACATGCCTTACTCCAGTTGCTCCAACATCTGCTACATAATCTATTCCTCCATCTATAAACCATATCTTAGTTCCATCACCATTGGAACTTTTTACCATAGGAGACTGATAACCTTTATCAGCTAAATCCTCTATCCATGTTTTTGCAAATTTAGCTTCGTAATATTTAGGTCTTGGTCTCATATGTGGAGGTATCTTGTCTAATCCTAAGTCTCTATCTTCGGCTTTATCTTTCCTGTTTTCACCATATGTATCTAAGTCTTTCTCTTTTTTTCTAGTAGGATCAAATTCTCTACCATCATATGCTTTATCTAGTTGTACAGTTTGTATAGCTACTTTATTATACTTCTTAGATCCTGTTAATTCTTGCATTTTATTTTGATAGTCAGAAGAAAGTTGAGTATTTTCTTTATCTACCTCATCTTTTAATAAGACATACTTACCTTCTTTAGTATATCCAAACACATTTGGAAGGATGTACGAATCTAAAGTCATAGTTGTATCCCAAAACTCTGCCTTATTATCTGGATGATTTAATTGTTTTGCTGCATCAGTAGCCATTCGTTTCTGAAAATCTTGAAAATCTCCTTCTGTTTTTATAAAACCTAGACTACCTTTTGCTTTAGACACAAAGTCACTAATGTTTTTAATAGTCATGTTAGTTGCTTTTGAATGTCTAAAACTATGATTTTTAATTACATAACCCTGTTTAACTTTCATAACTGCATTATGATATTTTTGAACAGCACCTTCATCATAAAACTTACCATTCTGTTCAAACACAAAATCATCTTCTTCTTTATTTTTTAAAATAGTTTCTAAACCTTTTGCTAATCCAGCATTTTTTATAGTTCCAGACTGTATAGTCTTCATTTTGCCCGGAAAATTATATTTAATTGTATCATCTGTTACTGATATATGTTTCTTTTTAAATGTAGAAGTTGCATATGATTCTGCTTTTTTAGCGTCTTTTATGCTCTTAAATGTATCATCAGGATTTCCTATCCTAAGCCCTGTTTCCATCATAATACCTGTCATTAAAGCTCTTACATCAGGTTTATCACTGTTATATTGAGTCTCTAACTCTTTATTTAATAAAGGCATCTGTTTTCTTAATGCTTTTATTCTATATTCTTTTTGATCATCTTTTAATGCTTTAATTTCTGGATGTGTATAACCCGGACCTTGAGTTCTACTTAAAGTACCTTTCTCTTTATTTTTAGCTTTATGTTGAAATTCAGCAAACGGATCGTGGCTTATATGTAGTTCATGAACATTAGCTGGCACCGATTTATACGCATTACCATCTTTTTTTGCACGTTCTAGTTCTTCATCTGTATGTCCTGTAAAGTTTTTATGTTTATCAAAATCATCATTTACATGAGGTAATCTAACTTTTTTTTCTCTAAACTTAGGATCTAAAGGATCATGTCCATGAGAGGATATGGGAAACTTTCCGAAATACATAGAGTTAGGATCTGTAACCATACCACCTTCAGATTGAGGTACATTTTCCCAACCCGGTCTACACCATCGTGTAACTTCCTTACCATTTTTATCTCTAAGTTTTTTTGGGACTAATTTTAAATTTCTTCTTTTACCATCAAATAATTCACTTTGTTTCTTTTCTATTGCTTCTCTATGAGCTACTTTATCAACTTCCCAACTTATGTTATTATCAGCATCAAATTTTAAACCATCATCTTTTTCAGCCTTCAAGATATTTAACCAGCTCTTTAATACGTTATTAGATTTTTGAGTAAATGTAGAATGATATTGTCTAGCTCTGTTGATAGCTCCTTTTTTATCTGATTGTTTTAACTCGCCTTCAATTACAAGTTGATTTAAAAAGTCTTTTATCTTACCTATTCTTTCACCACCACCTTTTCTATTAGGCACAATATCTAACTCATCCATGATTTCTTTACCAGTTAGAGGAGATAAATTTACTCTATCATTTTCAACATCTATTGGATCTAGCTTATCAATTCTGTCTTGGAAAGATACGATATGATCAGTATCAGCATTTATATTACCTTCTTTACCTACCTCATGAGCAGTTGCTACGAAGTTAAGTTTATTTAGGTTCTCTCTTAATTTAAGTTGTACTCTTCTATGATCACCTTCTGTTTTTGCAGTTCTAGGTGATGTGTGATGTTGAACTAATTTTCTAACAACATCTACTATATCAGATGGAAAACGTAAGTTATTTAAACTTTCCTCTACAATCTGAGCTCCTATGTTTTCATAGTTTTTAAAATCACTATTATTTGAATTTGACGCAGGAGGTTTTCCCACATTGTGATATAATATACCTAGTCTAGTTGCTAGATCAGGTTTATCTTTGTCTTTAGTTATATGATGCTCTAATGATTTTAGTGTATGATTCCAAGTATCATAATCATGTCCCTCTAAATTTTGTACAAAACCTACTGTTCTTTGTAAAGCTGGATCAATATATTTTAATAAGTCGTTTTCTTTTAAGAATTTTAACGCAGATACTGGATCTTTAGAGTATATAATCCTACCAAATTCCATACCTATTCTTTCTTTCGGCATATCAGCTAGTAAGTCTTTTTGTTTTTTCAAACTATCTGTTAATGAATTATCTGGTTTAAGATTTAAATCTCCTATAAATCTAGCTGCTCTTAACATTCTAATAGGGTCTTCACTAAAAACTTTATCACTATCACCTTTTGGAGATTTTAAAACACCATTTTTTAAGTCTTCTCTACCACCAAAAGGATCTATTATTTCACCATCTGGTCTTTGTGCCATAGCATTTATAGTAAAATCTCTTCTAACTAATTCACTTTCTATATCACCATCTACACTAATAATATCTATAAGTTGATTATTGCCTAAATTAGCTGTAACTAAATTAGGTAAGTTTTTACCACCTTGATAAAATTTAGTATCAGACGTTTTTAATCTAGTCTCTATATCTTCTTTAGGTTTAAATGTAATTACATCTATATCTTTTGGAGCCTTACCTAATATGCTGTCTCTTACAGAACCACCTACTAAATATACAGGAACCTGCGAATCAAAGTTCTTTAACCAATCATTAACGAACTCAGGGACTTCAGGTTTTACATAAACTGTAGTTAGTCTTTCGTAAGTTTGACCTTGCTTTGGGCGTACAGTTTCAGTAATTTTCTTGGGAACTAGACCTTCTCTACCTTGTTTTTCAAACCAAGTCATCTTATCTCCTAGTCATCATGTTCTTCATCATCGACTTCTTCGATATGAGAATACTCATCATCTTCTGATTTTTCTTCAGGATCATAGTCTAAGAAATCATCTAGGTTTTTAAATGGATATCCTTTCTCCATCTTTTCAACATCATCTTCGCCTGTAGGCTCTTCAGATTCTTCTTGAAGAACTGCTTGCATCTGAGCCATTTCAGCTTGTTGTTTAGCTTGTTCAATCTGTTGTTGCTGTTGTTCTAACTGCATAGCTTGTTGTTCACCTTGCATCTTAGCAGTTGGAACTGGTTCACCACTTATTACGAAGTCAATCTCTAGCATGTCAGTTTCATTTTTCTCTTTTAATTCAACAGTGAATCCTAATTGACTTAATTGACTTGCCATAGCTACTTTTTGTTGAGTGTGAGAGATTATAGTTGCATCTGCTTTTTCTTCAGGTCTAGGTAATTCTATTTCATAATCAGTTACACCAAACGCTTTTAACAATTCTGGGAATACTTTTTCATGGAATAGTCTTTGATCTGATTCTACCACTCTACTCATCACTGTTAAGTTTTGTGTAGTTGCTGACATTCCACCAAATGCTTCAGGTGTTCCTTGCCATGTAGGAGATACTCCCCACATAGATGCAATTCTTTCTCTTATTTCTTGTTTTACTGGTAAGTAATCCATCTCTTGTAATGTGTGGAACAATCTTACCATGTCAACTCTACCTCTATTGTTTCTTGATGATACTGCTACCATAGGTATAAAGTTAGGGTCAAGTCTTGTTTGAGCCGCTATATGTGCTCTTTCCCTTCTTAAACTTTCAGGATCATCAGTAGTTACCATGATCATAGAAGCAGGCATCTTTCTTTCAAAGAAGTATCGGTATAAGTTTTTATCCATACCTATAAGTGTTAAGGCTTTTTCAAATACTGTTAATATAGGTGACCATCCATAAGTTTCAGATGGTGAGAACTTAGATAGATGTATTACTTCTGAATCTGCTAAGTACATGTGTTGGTTTCTGTGGTAATACTTATACATTGCAGGTATTCTCTTGTAACCTTTTTTAGACGTACCCGGTTCTTCAGCGACATCAGTCCTGTCTATAGGACATAAGAAATGTGCATTTTTAGGTAAACCTGCTGCATCTAAGTCAAATTCTACTAATGCAGGGTTCAACCTTCTGATTTCTTTTACTTTTGCACCTAGTTTACCATTAGGTAGTTCTTCATATTCTTTTGCTAAATATAAAAAGGCATCATCAATAGAGTTTAAATCATAGTGAAATTGTCTTAAAACTTCTTCAAGACTTTGGTCAAATACGTTTGAATCAGTGAGGAACTTACTAAATCTTACTAATTGTGATTTATCAGGATCTTTTACTTTAGGCTTTATCTTCATACCACGTCTAAATACTTCACCTGTGATATGTGTCAACGGACCTCGTATTTCTTGTACAGAATAAGTAATAGTCTGTAAATCCATTACAAGTTGTTGACGATATGCCATCTGATGTCTGACCCATGTGTTTACAACATGATCAAGACCGATAGTCGGAGCTTGTCCGGTATCACCTGCTGCTTTTGACAACTGCAACATGTTAATTTGTTCGTTTAAACTAGCAATTGTTTTAGCAACCTCTGGAACATCTGGAAGAAATTCTGATAGTTTTGCCATAATTATTTATCCTCACTTATTTTTTCTACATCAGCCATACCTGCAAGATTTATAATAGCTTGAATAGCTCTATCCTTTATCGCATAATTTTCTGAGTATTGAGGTTTTTTTGGTTCCTCTTTATATTTTACTACATTTTGCTCCATTTTCGACAGTTTTTCGTGTAATTCTTGATTTTCACGCTCTAATGCAAGTAAATCTTCATCATTTACTTCGCCACCGCCTAAAGAAGCATTTTCTAACACACCTAAACGAGTTGCTTCCTTAATCAATGCAATAAATGCAGCTTCTGTTATAATAGATACTGCAGCACTATCATCTGGAATATCATCTTCAGAATCAAAATCCTTTAATGCTGGGCTCCATGTATCTAATATTCTCCATGTTTTAGTTGCATCATCTTTGATTGCAACATACTGTATATCTCTGTCTCTTAGTAAACTTCCAATAGCCATAATTGACCTCCTGTTTTCTATACTTTACTCTATTATATCATATTTGACGTAGCTTTGTCAAGTATTATCTGAGTCCTTTTACATAATTTAAGAGTTTGCTAATTGCTCCAACTCTACTTGCTACTTTTTTTGAATATTTAGCACGACTACCTACACCACCAGCTTTTCGTTTCTTACGATTAGTAGCAGCTTTCTGTGACGCAGTTAGACCTTGACGTACTTTTTTAGGTAAATATCTACCTCTTTTACTTTTAGGTTTCTTTTTATCTCTAGCAGTAACGTAATCCCAATCTTGATCAGTCCATCTGCTAAGAGATCTTTGTCCTTCAGTCTTAGCCATTATTTCTTCCTATATCCTCCACCAGCTTTCTTATATCTTTGTGCAAGTAATTGTGCTTTCCTAGCAGACCATTGTCCGGGAGCACCACCTTTACTACCAGCTTTGATAGCAGCGAACTGCCTTTTTCTCATAGCAGGTTTAGTGTAATTACCAGCTTGATTAACTGATGATTTTTTCTTTTTTGCTTTCTCTATTATATTAGTAAAAATACTAAAGGTTCTATTAAGCGACATGGCACATACTCCATCCACAGACTTTACAAGTTTCACAGCCAGACTCCATAACTATGTTAGGAGACTCACAACACTCAGGTGTTGATTCTGGTGTCTCAACCATATCAAAGAAACTCATTTGTTCTGTACTATCGTTTTCTTCTTTTTCTTCAGTTCCTTTTACCAAGACTTCAATCTGTCTGCTACCAGCTCTGTAGACTGTAATACCTTTACAACCTAGCTTCCAAGCATGTACATAAGCAGCTTCAACATCAGCGATAGTTGCCTCATTAGGGAAGTTAATTGTTTTTGATATACCTGAATCACAATCCTCTTGGAAAGCTGCTTGCATCTCTACATGATCCTCAGCAGATATCTCAGGAGCAGTGATGTATATATCCTTCGCCCATGGTGGCACATCTTCTCTTGTTTGTAAAGAACCGCCTTGAGATAAATGCTCCATCAAATCTTCTGAATAGAAGTTATGTCTTTTAGCATCTGCCTCAAAGTATTTATTTACATAATACAAAGTCTGTCCTTCTAGTATGTTTGACTTTTTCCAAGCTAGAGCAAATGTAGGCTCTATACCACTAGAAGTATCTGCTAACATAGAGATAGTTCCTGTTGGAGCTACTGTTAATCTACAAGCATTTCTGTATTTTTCATCTTCTCCATAGTCACTTTCGTTCCATGCAGGAAAAGTACCTCTTTCATTAGCTATTTTTTTAGACTCTGCATCAGCTTTGTCTCTTATAAAGGACATAATATCTTTACCTAATTTACGCCCTTCTATACTATTATACTTAATTTTTAGCTGAATTAGCAAATCTGCGAATCCCATTACGCCTAAACCTATTTTTCTTGTAGATTTAGTCATTTTTTCTATCTCAGGGGTTGCATATTTGTTAGCATCTATCACATTATCTAAGAAATGTACAGCACTTTTAACAGTTTTTTCTAGTTCTCTCCAATCAACATCATTGTAATCTTCATGAAAAAACTTTGCTAAATTAATAGAACCTAAATTACATGACTCATTTCCTAGTAAAGGTTGTTCACCACAAGGGTTTGTAGCAATCATTTCGCCATATTCTGCTTTTACATGATTATCTTTGTTTACATTGTCTAAGAATATCATGCCCGGTTCACCATTTCTCCAAGCTCCATATACTATTTTATCAAATACTTCTCTAGCATTTAACTCACCCACTACTTGTTTACTCTTTGGATTGATTAATGGGTATTTAAGATTAGCTTGTACTGCTTTCATAAAGTCTGCATCTACCCCTACTGATATGTTAAAGTTATGTATTTCACCTTCAACTTTTTTACAGTCAATAAATTCTAATATATCTGGATGGTATACTGACATCACTGCCATATTAGCACCATCTCTTTTACCACCTTGGGTAATCATAGATGATACCCTAGATAGTGTTTGTAATACTTGTATTGGACCACATGCAATACCGTGAGTTGTTTTTATTCGGTCACCTCTTGGTCTTAATTCACTAAGAGCAAATCCTGTTCCTCCCCCAAACTTTTGTACCATGGCTATATCATGAGCAGTCTTCATAATATCTTCCATGCTATCTTTTAGAGGTAATACAAAACATGCTGATAAAGTTCCTTGTTCAGTCCCTGCGTTCATTAAAGTAGGAGAGTTAGGTACAAATTTTAATTTCTTCATCATGTCTGTAAAATCTACAGCTGTTAGTGCTGCTTCAGCAGCTAACTTACCATAGAGTTCCATGTCTACTTTTGCGATTGCTTGACCTACTCGTTCAAACATATCATCTGCTGTTTCAATAACTTCGTTGTTTTCGTCCTTTAAATAGTATCGACTTGATGCAACTGTTTCTGCTTGTTGTGTTAATTGCGTGACCAATGTGATCTCCTTCCTATCCTCTGTACCCACAGTACAGGCATAAATTTCTTTCTTCTACCCAAAAGCTCGGCATACAAACCATCTCATCGCAGTTTGGGTTCGGGGCTTTTTGTATTTTATCTGTCTTATTATTATACTCATTTCCTGTCCATTTTGACAGGTCAGGTAACTTAGTTTGTTCTTTTACAGTATTTTTTTCTTCAGGTGATACTGCCTCTAGCCAATCAGTAGCACTACCTAAACTTTCGTATCTGTAAAGGGTTGTTTCGTAAGCTGCTTGTAATGCCATAGCTATTGAGAAGAACGCATCTCCATGCCCCATCGGAGTCTCTGGTGCTTTAAGGTCATTACTAACAGATAATATTTGTTGTTTCTGTCTTTCATCTTTTATTAAGGTTAGATTATCAGAATATACATATTCTTCAAAAATCTGAGCCATAGTTCGTTTACTTTTCTGTGAGAATGTCATAGAGTGCCAGACATGATCTAGTCCTCTATCTTCTAGTTCCCCTCTTGTATTATCTATGTAACCTTTCTCTAAGTTGTAATTTTCAGCTATTTCATTCAAATATTGTATCTGATCTGAATAGCTCCATCCATCTAACCAAGATTGATGTACTTGTTCTATCTTATCACCCCTTCTTCTAAATATAACCAGATGAGATGGGTGTCTCTTTTTACCTACATCAAATCCTGCAAACAATTGGTCACCTGCTTCAGTTTTAAAAGTTTGATGTGCAGAATAGCTTTTTAGTGTTTCATCTTCACATTTTACAATGTCATCTTCACTAAAGTACGCTTCAGTTGCGAAGTGAGGTACTAGCAAAAACTCTGAAGCAAACGACTTAGGTCTTGCTTTTTGTTGATCTAGTAGCCACTTCTCACTGTATAGTTCTGGCATCAATACTCTTCTATCTGGTGTTGGATCTAACGCTGGCAACACTCTTGATTTAAATCTGTCATCTTTTTGTAAATTACTCAGTAAGTCTCCCGGCATCATTGGAGTACCTAGTACAATTACAGGTACACCTTTTAGTGGGATGAATAAACTTTCTGTCATAAAATGATCTTCAACCTTAGTTATCTGACCTGTGTTAAGAGGGTTTTCAGGATCTCTCAATACGTCATCAGCAATTAAAGCACCATTAACATGCATACCTCTTTTGAAAGAGAATAATCCACCATGCATGATTTCTACTGGTTTTTTATTTACATGGTATCTAAATGAGTAATCTGCTTTTGGAGATCGGTTGTCCATCATATCCAACAATTGTGGATTTCTATTTATTGTTTTATTTATTTCTTGTAAATGATATCTTGCCATACCATCACTATAAGATAAATAAAGTATAGACATGTCTCTTTTAGCTTTCAATAGTCTCCAAACACTGAAAGCATGCCCTAAAATAGTAGATTTAAAATGAAAACGTGGTAACACTGCTACATAATTTAGACCTTTTTCTAGACAATCTTCAATATCATCGGCAAGAACACCAACATGCCAAGCATTAAAGTATTCAGGATTATCAAAACTTTGTGACCATGTATCTCTAAGAAACTCATAGAAACTACCAACTTGATATGATGTATTACCTGTAGTAATACCTTCAGCTAATTTACTAAAGGCATCATCAAATGTAACTAATTCATCTTTCTTATTCAATGTCGTCTCGCTCCGCAACTAATCTTCGCAATCTATTTGCAACTTTTGTTATTACGTCTGGATCTGTAATTTCTTCTACTAATACACTTAGAACATCTTGTACAAACTGTAAGTTTACCATACCTTCCATGGTTTTTCTTTCACCTTGTATACCAATATCCATAGCTTTAACTGCTTCAAAAGCTCTTTCAAAATCTAAAAATTCTAGTTCAGATTCAGCTTTCTTTCTCATCTTTTCATAAGAATCTAGATGTTCATTTTGTAGTCTAGCTATTCTTTGACTTTGTTTCTCTTTAACTATCTCTTTTGCTTTTGTTGTCATAGAAGCATTTTCACCTTTCCAATCATACTTTTTAGCCCAAGCATATATAGTTGGAGCTTTTAATTCAAGATCAAACTCTTGATTTACAATTGTAGCTATTTGTTCCCCTGTTTTATTGTCTAAAAATAATTCAAGAGCAGCTAATTTTACTTCTTCAGGATAGTTTTTAGGCATTATTTACCCTCCCATTTAGAACCAAATGAATAGTTTGTATAACCTTGATCACCACTTTGTGATTCTATGCTACCACCTATTGCAGAGCCACCTTGTAAAAATTTACTCATATCAACTCTACCTGTTTTATTAGATGCGGCATTGAAACACTCTGGAACTTTGTGTTTTAAGTTACCTGATCCTGTTATAGTTTTGAATCTTATACCTATTTCTTTCTTATTACATATACCTCTCCAAGATTCATCTTTAGTTCCAAGAGGTTCATAGTTAGGATTTTCTAATATAGTTCCTATTTTTCTACTTGCTCCTTCAGGAGATTCATTATGTATACAAGAATAATAATCACACCAAACTACTTTGGCGTATTTCTCTTTAAATTCTTTTGCAGTCATACCTTTAGGTAAACTGTCTTTAGGTTTAGTCTTCTTTTGCTTTCTAGGTGATGAATAGTAAAATTTCATATCATCGCTAGTTTTCTTATATCCTTTAGGAATCCCCATCTCTGCTCTCCTTTAATCCATATAATGCAATACATGCTGCATCAGCATAATCTTGTTCTAAAAAGACATCTCCCCATTTATCTACAGCAAATTCCATAATTTGTGTTTTAGAGCAGTTGCCTTTGCCTACTATTTCTTTTTTCCACTTTGTATTATCTACTAATTGACAAGGTACGCGATTTTTATGACATGTTATTTGAACACCACCTACAACCCTAGCTATTTCAATCGTGGATTTTGGGTTTTGTATATAAATCGCAGCTTCTACAAAAGCCTTTTCTATATTTATTTTACTTAATATCTTTGCAAAATTATCAACAATATTTAAGAATCTAGTATTAAATTCAGCTTTATTGTCAGGTTTCTCTGTCCTAAATTGCATTACTAAGTTTTCATGTTCATCAACAACAGCACCATGTATTGCTCTTGATGAACAGTCTAATCCGAGTATCATTTCTCACCCCCATATGTTCGTAGAGCTACAATTCTACTTATAGTGTTATATGCAGTTGTATATGTGTTCAATAGTCCTGATAGTTCTTTTACAGCTATCTCTTTCTCTATTATTTCTTTTCTCCTGTTTTCAAGTCCCGGATATTTACTAAAGATCTCACCTCTAATTTCATCCTTTACAGGTTTCTTTTTACCTTCGTTTTCTCTTTCTTGATACAAAGTATACATTGCTTTAGAGTAACCTTCTTCAAAAGCTGCTTCTAAAGCATTTCTTTCTGATTCTCTTTTTGCAATCTCCGTTTCTAAGTATGCTTTATATCCACTATACATCACTAAAAATTCTTCTAACTTTTCATTGTTAGCGTTGTATACTTGTGAAAACATTAATTCAGGTTTATCAGATTTGTCAATCACTAATTCATTAATAGCTAATTCACTAATCGATTTTCTAGCTCTTCCTAGAGCTTTTATTGGAGTCCATTTCTCGTCTTCCATTAAACCTCCTTACATTTACACCACTTATTTCCTGTACATTTCTCAGGTATGGTCGCCATGCCCATTATATTAAGTAGTCTAGTTAATATATCATCCCAAATTTTGGGACTAAGTTCTTCTAAAAATGCTTTTAGTTTCTGATCATTTTTATTTTCATACAATACAATTCCATGTGTTACAGGTGTTGATTTGTTATTATCATTCCATAAGTTCATGTAAGTATGTAATTGTAAAACATGCTCAGGTTTAGCTTCTTTTAAACTCTCAAAGCCTCTAGCATTTATAGACTTTAATTCTACAGGCACTTGCCCATATTTTTCATGTCTAATTAAAAAGTCCATACGACCTGATATTGGTGGCATAGTGCTTTTCAAAGATATTTCTCTACCTTCTAATATACCCATATTTGTAAAGTATTTATTTATTCGGTCCTCTAGGAATCCACCATTATCGAATATTCTAGCCAAAGTACCATCTATTGTAGAAGATTCTAATAGTCCATTATATGCCATGAAGACAAATCTATCACAAGGATTGGAAACCGATGATGGAAAGAATACACCTTTTCTTGGAGGACTTTGCTTTTTAGTAAGATGTTGATCTATAGCTTTTAATAACCATCTATCTTGTACACCTCTTACGTTTGCTTTTTTTCCAAGCTGTTTAATGCCTGCCATACTTCCTCCTTGATATTACTTTTAGTAGTTGACCTAATATGAATAATATGTTCTACACCCATTTCTTTTAAATCAGCATCTCTTTGCCTATCTTTTTTTCTTAAATGCCCCATGACTCCATCTGCTTCAACAACTGTATCTATTTCTGCTATATAGAAGTCTACAGTATATTTACCAAATGGAGCTTGAGTTTCATATCTGAGTCCTGTTGTATCTAGAACTTCTGCTACCTTCATTTCTTGTTCAGTATAATCTCTAGGAAATGTCATTTATAAGTTGCTCCTCTAACTCAGGTGTATCTATAAAGATCTGTTTAAGACCATTCATACCTTGAGCTTTGACATCTTCATATGTATACCATGCTCCTGCCTTTTTGATGAATCCTTGTTCAATAGCTTCTCTTATGTAGCTTTCTAGTATATCTATACCACCATCAACTCTGAAAGGAACTGCAGCAGACTTCCAGTTTTGTCCACCTACTTTAGTCTTTCTTAGTCTTACTTGCATATCAAAGCCAACTTTCTCACCAGATTCTTCAATCCACCCGTTTCTTCTAACTTCTAGTAAGAAATGAGCAAAGTAAGTTTGAGCTTTACCACCCGGCATGTTTTCTAATGCGACAGGTCCCATACTAGCTCTTACTTGATTGATGCATACTAAAGCTGTACCATTGTGGAGACTAGGTAATAGTCTTGGTAATGATGAGTTAACAAATCTCGCTTGCCATGCCATAGGACTAAACGAAAAGTCTTCATCCATATTCTGAGCAGGAACTAAACCTGCTATACTATCTAATACAATTACATCAAACTCACCTGATGTAGCTAATGCTTTTATAGAATCCATAGCTTGTTCACCACTTGATGGTTGCCCTACTACTACTTTACTTGCATCTATACCACATTTAGCCATCCAATCAGCATCCCATGATAGTTCTGTATCTATCCAAGCTGCTCTACCACCTTGTTTCTGTACTTGTGCAACTATCTGAGATGATAAGTATGACTTACCTACGTTAGTCGGACCATATATTAAGGTCATTCTTTTCTTTGGTATGCCACCACCTGTTAAAGTATCTAATGCTGGTATACCAAAAGGTATTCTACCATAGTCAAATACGTTACTGTCGCCCATAGTTAAGTTAAGATTCTTGTCTTTTAGTAAATCTTGTATTGCTTTTTCTGCTGTATCTTTCATTTATCACCTCTAGCTCTTATAGCTTCTGCCCATGCAAAGTAAACAGAACATGCTTGTATAATTTCTTCATACATGTGTCCATCATCTTCTTCCCATATTGCTCTAGCTACCTCTCCATTTTCTTCTGTGGCAATCACATTCCAATACATATCTGAATGTTTAGTCTGGTCGCCATACATGGAGTCCTGTCTTTCTCGTTCTTTTAGAACATCTTCTAAAACTTGTGCTCTAGTCATCTCACTCATTAGTTTCCTCCAAAATCTTATCTAAGTTTGTATCTACTTGATCTTTTACAGATTCAAATATCTTATCAGCATATTCTTTTGATTTAGTGAGTTGTTCATCTAAAGGAAGATCAGTGTCTATATCATGTATATCTAGATCTATTCTTCCATATTGATTGTTGTTTAGGTCTCCTACTCTATAAGTGAATCCTAATTTTACGCCTATTTTAGCCATCTCTTCTAGCTCTCCTTCTCTCTTTTAAGTAGCAAGCTGTACAATCATAATCGTGTCCAGACTTTGCTTGTTTCTTTACATTTATCTTTATGCCACAGTCGTAGCATTTTCTCCAATTACGTCTTGCCATTTAGCTCCTTCTCAATTAACATTTCTATATATTGTTTTGCTTTCTTGAGGTCTTCAATACCATTCTTATTTTTATACCTACATATATATTTTATCACATTACCCTGTGCAAAGTCAAGTTTATTTGCATGTATAAAGTCCCATGGTTCTATTTCAAAATAGTAATGGTCAGGATCAATTGGATTATTGTATGCTTCTATAAAGCTATATTTTTTATTAGGCACTTTTGCCATTCTGTTTTCTACATCCCATTCTTTCATTTGTTTATATTCTCCCCAAGATAAATTTGGGTAGTTCTTCTTATAATCTTCCCATTCTCCTTGTGTAAAATCATAAGGAGCTTTTGGGTTTATCCATCCTGCTGTCATATTATTCTCCTACGTTATTTTCTATTTCTTCTAAAGTAGCTGTTACAAAGACTGGTGTATCTTCTCCATACCACGCACCCATTGTATTGTAATCAAAATACTCCACTGCCATTTCTAAAGCATCCATTTCATCTCCATCGTAATCAGGATCTTCTTTAAATTGTTCTGTTAGTATGTCTATGCACTTTGATGCATCATAAACTGCTACTGGACCTCTAAATTGTTTATATCCTAGTCCAATAAAAGCATCTTCATACTCATCATATAACATAACCGATTCTTCACTCGGCTCTAAGTATTCAGTTAATTTATCGTGTAGATTCATGATTCCCTACTTTTTCTTAATTTGTTTGCTTTTTGTTGTTGTCGCTTTATACTTTTAGGTTCAAAGACTTGCTTCTTCCTATAAGTATCTATCAACTCATCTTTTTGTACTTTCTTACTAAAGCGTCTTAACATCTTTTCAAATGTTTCGCCTTTCTTTAATTTAACATCCATGTTAGCTCCAATCTATACTATTTACTAATTCTTTTTCATGATATAATGTATATGCATAATCTTTCTTTACTGCCCATGATGGCTCACATAACTCTATGTCAACTTCTAAAGGTATGCGTAGAGTATTCTCTACTAACACATCTCTAATTAAGTTTGGTAATAGCTCTATTTCATCCTTATGTATCTCACATATTATTTCATCATGCACTTGTAATAATAGATTACTCTTAAAATTTTCTAATAAACCATGTACTTCTATCATTCTTTCGTTAAGAATATCAGCACTTGTGCCTTGTACTAGATAATTTATACCTTTGTAACCTAAATTCTTAGGTATTTTATATACTCTACCATATTTATTTTTAATCTGTCCTAATAATTCTACTTTTCTAACTACTGCATTGAAGAACTCTCTAGACCCTTTGATCCCATCAAAATATCTTTTCTTATAATCTGCCGCTTCTTGTGATGGTACACCTAATTGTATACCTAACTTCTGATTACCTATACCATATATAGTTCCAAAGGTAATACTTTTAGCAGTTTGTCTAAACATCTTAAATGTATCGTCATCTTCTGTAACATTAAATGCAAGTTTTGCAGCTTCTCCATGAAAATCTACGTTAGACTTTGTAAGCATTTGATTTACTTCTTCGTTTTGTAGATAGCTTAGGAATACTCTAACTTCCATTTGTGAATAGTCAAAAGATATAAGTGAATAATCTTCTCTAGGTACAAATATATTTCTAATTGCTATCTGTCCCTCTTGAGATTTATCAAAAGATTCGTTCCCAACGAATGTCCAAGTGTTTAACACCTCATCACTTAGTCCTTCTACTCTACTTGTTTGCCCTTTCGCTGCTAGTGTAGCGTTAATTCTACCCTTTAGCTCCTGTTTATCGGCTTCAGATAGCTGTTTGTCAACTAAATTGAAATGATTTCTAGGAATATTCTGTAAATTAGGATTTCTAGACGACAATCTGCCTGTCAATGTACCCCAATTGCAAAAAGTAGTATGTAATTCATCTAATTCTAGAAAAGGCTCTAAATATGTAGACCTTAACTTCTCTAAAGCTCTATATTGTCTTACATATCCTGCGATAGGATCATTTATTTGTACTAACGCTGCCTCATTCCATGATTGTTGCCCTTTTGCAGTCTTCTCAGGCGATGTTATACCTCTTTCGTTGAGTATCTCGCCTAATTGTTGCGTACTATTCAGATTAAATTCCTTACCTGCAAGATTTATGACTCTACTTTCTATCTCAGACTTCCGATCTTCTATTTGAGTCATAGTTTCTTTAACATAAGTGTTATTTATCTTTATGCCACGCCCTTCCATAGCATATAATACCTTAGTTAATTGTATCTGCATCTTCCAAATGTCATTTTGATTTGATTCTTTAATCAATTTCGCCCTGTCATTGTACAGTTTAGCTGTATAGATGACATCTTTCTCACAGTAAGGTCCTAAAACGTCTACAGGAGCCATAGAGAAGTCCTTATGCCACTTATTAGACCTTAAGAGTTTCTTAGTTTCTATATCATAACTAGCATGACTTTCTCCATAGCTTCTTTTTATAGTGTTAGTAAGATCTAGATCTTTAACAGTAGATGGTTCTGTTAGCCTTACCATAGTAAGTACATCTACTAATTCTTTATCTTTTACCACTAAACCTTCTTTCTCGAGGAATCGGAGATCAAATTTGATATTATAACCAACAAGGTGTTTGGATTTATTGAGCCACGCAATTAAGGCTGCCAAACACTCGCTAGGAAGGTTAGTTCCTACATGCTGGTGTCGGAAAGGGAAGTAGTACGAGTCTGAGTTGTTACCAAATCCGATTCCGATTCCACATATTTGATGTATACCATAGGAATCAAAACCATTTGTCTCTACATCCACCACAACTGAATGATTATCCAGCGTAGGAAGTATCTCATTAAATGTATTTTGATCTTTGATTATCATTTAAAATAAGTCATCCTCTGTATCATCAGTGCTAAATGTAGCAACTTCGTTATCGCCTTCAGGTGCGTTACCATATCTATCCATGTAGTAATCTTTGATAGATGGTAATTCGCTAATTTCAGCTTTTCTATCTTCAGGTACAACTGTATCTCTAGTTGTAGCTGCGATAGTGTATGAGGTGTCATACATACCTGCACCTGTTCTTTTAATTCTAATTACACCTTTGTCTAATTTACCCCAATCATTGTAGACATCTACAAGTTGGTTCCAAATGTAGTCACTTCTTCCGAAGCCTAAAGGTACAACTTTGAAATCGTTAACAGTTTGCTTATACATTTTCTTGCCTGCTGGACCTTCTATTTCCTCCCAATCATCCATTTTCTTTTCAGAGTGATAGATTTCATGGACATATGCCCAAAAAGCAAACTTGTGTGATGGTCTAGAATCAGATGGTACAGAGCTTGTGTCTACTGAATCATCTGATAGTAAGTTAATCCATCGGTTTCCTGACCTGTATGTATACAGATAGATTTCATCTAATAGTGCATCCCCTTCTTCTCCTGAAGCAATTGGAGTAAGAAATGCTTGATCTCCATCTTTGAACCAAATCTCTTTTCCTAGAGATTGATTTTCTGATGGATTTAGTAGTGCTTCACGTTTTTGCAAAATTTTTGCTATTCCTGACATAGTAAATCCTCCTTTACCAATAATGTCGTTTTGCTATTACTTCTTTGAGTAATGCCTCGGAACGTACATCTTGTACATCCTTATATTTCTTTGGCATCTTTATATATGATACCATAAAACTGGTCGATATGTCAAGCATTGCTCTTGATATCGCCTTTTGTCCTGCTGCATCATTATCAAAACATAAGATATATTCCTCTGTTTGTAATGATCGCAGTATATCCAATTGTGCTTTGGACATGGTTGCCCCTAAAATTGCAACACTTGGATATCCATTTTGTGTTAGCCACATAGTATCTAAAGAACCTTCAGTAATACAAATGTATTTATGATGTCCTTCTAATTTATTAGCTCCAAACATGACTCTAGACTTCTGTAAACCTTTAGAATACATATACTTTGGGACTGCATTTGTCCTTCTAGTAACAGATCCTACAAGTCTATCATCTATATCATGTATTGGTATAACTAAATCATTATACTCTGTGCTTCCACATCCCCACTTCTTCAAAGTTTCTTCTGTAAAACCTCTATCATATGCCCATATTGGGAATCTAGATGTATCAGCTTCCATAAAATACTCAGGTCTACCTTTGATAGTCTCCTCTAGATCATCAAATATGTCAACACTAAAGTTAGCTTGGCTTTCAAGCAATAACTTTGTTATATCAATAGCATCAGATCTTAAGTATCTTTTTAAGAAACTCTCTAATGAACCTGCTCCACAACCTGCAAAACAAATCCATACGCCTTTCTCAGTATTTATTGAACACGAAGCTACACTATCATTGTGGAAAGGACACCTAATTGAGAATTCTTCATGCTCACTAGGTACGTCTATTCCATTTTCTAATAGTAACTGTGCCCAATTTACCATTATTTAGCCTCTTTTATTTTATTAATCACGTTCCAATACTCTTTCATCAAAGCACTCTGTTCTGCCTTAGTGATTTTCTTATCTTCTACTGCTTTTACTGCAGTATCTACAAGTTGTACCACTTCAGGTATCACATCTGAATACTTATTGAAAAGACTGTAATATTTCATGATCATTCCTAGAACTTTCATATCGCCTCCTTAAAAGTCTCCGTTGTTAAAAATGTCTTCCTCAGTCTCTTCTATATGTCCTGTATCGACTTTCCAGTCCATTATAGAGATATCTGATCCGAGAACCCCATCTCTGTATTTTTGGTATTGAATTAATCTCTTATCTTCTTCATCCTCTACTCTACACATTGCCATAGCAACATCTGCAGAACGAATTAACGCATCTCCAAAGGCTACTTGATCTGCTCTAGGTGGCTCAAACATATTTGCAGCTTCCCTAGTCGCTTGTGTTGATACGAATACAGGAGTATTAGTGCTAAGAGCTAGAGTTTTCATACCATAAAACAATGAATGAGATTGCTCCCACATTGCTTTTCTACCATCGCCTGATGAAACTAAGTATATACCATCTAATACAACCAACTCAGGAGAGTGTTTTCTAATCAAACTAGCAATACTTTCTAGTGAGATGCTACTTTCTCCTTGTATGTGATCACATATTAATAGTGGTCTACCATTTAGTTTTTGTAAAAACTCTTTATATTTATCTTCGTCTATCGGTCTACCTGTTCTAAGAGCAGAGTGTGAGAAATTATATCCCATCATCTTAGCTAACACTACATCAGCTCTTAAACTAATAGCACTTGTAGGCATCTCAGTAGAGATTAACAATGTCTTATGTCCATGCATCATTGCAGTTGCAGCAACTTGGATACACATCCATGTCTTACCTACTGTAGGTCTTGCAAACATTGCTATAAGTTCTCCCGGCATCCATCCAACCCCTGTTTTATTTAGTGACTTGAAAGGAGTAGGAATACCCATCATACCTTCTCCCATTTTTCTCTTCTTACTTTTTTCTTGCCATTCTGAATATCTATCTTCTGCCAAAGTATCATAGGCTACTACATCTTCATCATATACAACTTCAATATCATTTAAGTTAGATTGTATATGTGATAAGGCTTTTTTAGCATCTTCTTTCAATAACTCTTTGTTGGATTGAAATGCTGACACAATAGTCCTAAATAATACTTGGTTCTTGAAAGAATCTATTGCATAATCTAAGTTAAGACTGTTAGCAGTAATATCTATTGTAGGATAATTTTCTACTAAAGTATCTGATGATGGAAATGTACCATAATCATCAAAATGTTTATTTATGAATTTAAATGCTTCCCCGTGTTTAGCAAAATCTTTTGCTGAGTGTTTAAATTTTTTGAGAGATTCCTTATCATTTAAGTTAAGTAATATCCCAGACTCTATGTATTCATAACTTTCCATTCTACTCTCCTGCTATGTGTAAAACTCTACTATCATCTCCATGTACATAACACTTAACATCTTTATTAGCTAGATCATCTGCCATTAATTTAGCTGCATTAATACAATCATATGTTCCAATAATAGTTATATGTTTAGTTTTGTTATGTATACTTATAACTCTATATATATTATTTATATTATTATTATACACTTTTGTGTGGGTCCGTGTCAACCCCCCTTTTCTACTTCTCTTCATTTATAGCTCCTTGTAATTGCTCTTCTAGTGCTTTTAATCTTTTCTTATCTGTCGCAGTAGGTAACCATTTAGAATTTAAAATAGTAAAAGCTCTCCACTTCTTTTTCATACTAGGATCTGGAGAGGATACAACAGACCAATACAATTGCGGATCGTAGTCTGTTAGATAATACTTAATACCATTTGCAAAATAGTTAACAGAAATACTATCAGGATTTCTAATTATGCAATTATACATTGCTGATAGTATCTCATATACAGAATATTTCTCCAAAAGATTTTTTAAAGACTTCATTTCATTACCAATAAAGTTTCTAGCCTTATATTCTTTTTTATGTTGCTTAGAATATAACGCTTCAAATTCTTTAAATAAATCGTTTGAATTATATTGACTCTTCTTCTTTGTTCTCTTGACCATAAAATATCTTCTCTACCTTTGTTCTAAGATTTTGACGCACTCTGTATGCAGATTTCTCAATATCATCAGATATCTCATCCATAGTCCAACCTTCTAATCTTAACTCAACAAATCTTTTCTCACGTTCAGATAAATTAAACTTTGATAATTCATCTTTTAGTTCTAGTAATTCCCATTCTTCCTCATATCCAATAGCTTTTGCTATAAAATCAGGTAAAAAATCAGATTCATAGTCTAAAAATGTTTCATCATAGCTTACAGTCATAGGCTTTTTCTGTGCCTTACTGATTAAAGTTCTGATCGTGTTTACCATCGTGGTATGTAAGTAGGTATGAAAGATGCTACCTCTGTCTGCTTTATATGCCTTAGCCGCTTTCATAATAGCGATTCTAAGTTCTTGTGCTAAATCTTCTCGATCATACCCTACTACATACGATGTTTGGAGCATTTTATGAATCTTAGGTTCCCATTGCCTAATCAATTCATCGTTTATCTCCATTTGCTAACTCTCCATGGCTACTTGTATTGTTTGAGGTTTAGCTTCTTTATGTTTAGGTAAAGTTATAGTTAAGATTCCATTTTTGTAGCTAGAGCTAATCTTCTTAGAATCTACACCATAATCTTTTACTGAAATATGTTTTTTATAAGAACCTGTCTTTATACCTCTGTATAAATATTTGTTCTTATCACTCTTAGTTTCAGAAGTTGTTGCTTCTATTATTAAAGTGTCTTTATCTAAGGTTACAGAAAGGTTACCCTTTTCTACACCCGGTAGTGAAATTTTGACTTCATACCCTGTATCTGATTCAATTACATCCAATGGATACTTGTGGATTGTTGAACCCACCCACTTATCACTAAAAAAGTCTGCAAAAATGTCAAAAGGGTCAGCTGTTTTCGTTGCTATTGTCATATCTCCTCCTAATAATTAATTTATAGAGAGGGGAGTGCAGTAATCCAATGATTTATCTGCATCTCCCCATCCGTATCATTGTATTAATGGAATAAATGTTATTAATTCGCACTATGTCTTAGAGAGAGTTCTGAGTTTCTCTCTCTTGCCCCTGATACTCTCAGTTGTAGTCAAGGGCGACTTCAGAATAATAACTTTATTCCTTAATACATTATTAATTATATCATATTTGGGGTAGGCGTGTCAAGTAATTTTGTCTCTTTTTGCTCTATTTGTACATTTTTGGTCACAATATATGTGATCACAGCCTCTTTTTATGGCTGCTATTACTCTTGACCTAGATCTTCTGAACTTTGCGTGGCAATAATGACAAGTAAGTAAAGGATTTCTATAGTTGTATTTACATTTTTCACTACAGAATTTACGTCTAGCATTAACAAGTTGTTTACATTCTGGGCAGATATAAGTAATCTTTTTCTTCTTAGGTGGGTTTGTAGGTAAGTTAGCTGTTTTTAATATGTTATGCACCCAACTTACAGAAGCTCCAACCTCTCTTGCAATCTGACGTGTTGACATAAAAGGGTTTTGATTCCTATATTTAATTACTTTAGTATCAAGTCTCATTATTAGAATTTAATCTTTTATCTGGTATCCACGCTGGTCTGTAATCAAGTAAATCTGATCCTGTACAAACAGGGCTTTCTCCAAATTTCTTAATATTATATTGATTTTTACATTCAAATTTAGCAGTACATCTAGACTTTGCATTTTTATAAGGACATCTCTTTTTAAAAACTTCGTCAGCATTTGTAGATATATCTTTAAATATATCAAATAATACATCTAAACTTTTTAGAGCTTTTTCTTTATTAAATTTAGAAGTCATCAACTGATGCTTGCTGCTTTTCATATTCTTTTACTTTATTAGAAACCATTTGTTTCCACAACGTAGAAAAATAATCTACAGTTACATCTCCCGGATTATCTGTTATTGATGGTCCCTTTATGTGAGATGTTGCTGCTACTATTCTAGTCCATTGAGCATCTGTAAAACTTACTGTTATATCTGGCATATTATTCTCCTTCTAGTTTAGTTATTCTATCTTCTAATTCTTTTATTGATGCAACTAAATGCGGCACTAATGAGGTAGTATCAATAAATTTAACATCCTCATACATTATAGTTTCGTCATCTCCCACTTCTTCACTTTTACTTTTTGTTTTGTAAGTATCATCGGCTGTTTTAACTAATTTTAAATCAGTGACATCTGTAAAATCTGGAAAAGTATTCTCATAATCACTTGCTAAGAAACCATGCATAGTGTGAGATTTATTCTTTGTTGCAGTTCTCCACTCATCTGTATACTTAAAAGATATTGGATTTAATTTTTTTAATGTTTCAGTTGCACCTGTAAGCGATAACACGTCAGTTTTTATTCTATCATCAGATGCATCTACCCATGTAGTGCCTCCAGCTGTTTTAGCAGCACTTCCTCTAACTATTAAATTATAGCTATTGCTATGTATTCCAGCTATACCCACTTCCATATTGTCTGAACCATCATTTGTGAATTCTGCTGCAGTAGCATTACCTGCTATTATTCTTAAAACATTTGCCCCACCATTATCTACATAAGTATCTGTGTCAGTGAGAGAAGGTATAAAACCCTCAGCTGCAAATACATAACCATTGTAGTGTACTGTATTCGTAGTGCCACCTGTAACAAAGTATATTGAATCCGCTAAACCAAAAGTCGAGTCTACTCCCCAATTTATGAATGTATTAGTGTCATCTATAGCAACAAGTCCATCTTTTACATAGAAATAATCATCATCAAAATATGCAACTAAACTTCCTTGAGTAGAAAAACCGGGTGCATTTGCAGCGTATTTATACATACCCGTATCTGTATCCCCAGTAAAACTAAATGTAGGGGAACTAGCACTACCATCAGCAGCTCTTACTCTATTATTAAATGAAGCTGTTCCTGCATTACTACCATCAAATGTAACTGCATCGACTGATGTATCAGCATCATCCACTTTAATAATCACATCAGTGTCAGTGCCCTGTGCATCTATTATTATATTACCTGCTGTTGTAGCTAGTGTAGATTCGGCATCACCTGCTGTAATATCATCTAATGCAGTTGATCCACCACCTCCTCCGCCAGTTAGATCATACTCAGTGCCATCGCCGTGAGCTCTAAAATATAATTTACTATCAGTTTTAGCATAGATTTTACCACCTTCACTTAAACCACTTGTGCTTTGAGAAGAATTTTCAGTCCCTATAGTTATAATACCACCAGTGCTTCCATCTCCAAAAGTAACCCCACTAGCAGAACTTACTCCACTTTTTAGCTGTAAATCACCTGAAGTAGAATATAAATTTTGAGTATATATGGTGTTCCAACCTCTGCTAGATGTTCCTAATACAGCATCATTTGCATGAGGTCTTAGAACAAAGTTACCGAGACTACCAATAGTCATAGTTGAATTACTATTAGCGAGAAACATTTGCATGTTTACAGTTGGTGTACCTGAACCTCCTGTTGCTGTGTTACCATTAAATGTAGAAGCATCAGCTACGAACATTTTTAAAACATTAGTATCAGTGGTGCTAACTAATTTAGTAAAGTTTAAGAAAGAATCTGTCTCATCACCCTCTCTTATTGTTAATCCACCTGAGTCTACAGATACAGAGTTTTTCGGGCTATGTATTTCTGTAGACAGTCCAATACTTTGACCATCTGGATTTATACCTATTAAAAATTCAACTATACCAGCAGGATCTTCATCAGCTCTTGCCCAACCTATGAGGGTTGTATTATGATCTGAAACTGCATCAAAACCATTCTGTAATACTATTTGAAATTGTGTTTCAGATGCGTCAGGGTCAAAATATATATTAAATGTTGTTGAAGCAGGATTATCAGGGTCAAAAAGTGTACCTAAAGTTAAAGTATGAGCACTTATAGCAAATTTTTCACCATTATCAAATAGTAATATACCTGCACTTACGTCAATTTGATCGTGTTTATTAGATGCATTAGGTGTAAATTTTACTGAATTATTTGAACCATCATCTGGAAAACTAAAATTAAATGTTCCTCTTGCTACTCTAGTTCCTTCTGTACCTGCACCATTATCAACATTAGATACAGTTATCTTAGGCACCTTGCCACCAACAGCTGCATCTTTACCTACTACCTCTACTCTTGTACTATGTCCTAAACCTGCTCCTTGTCTGAACTCAAGTTTAGTAACTAACATATTACTGGTTACACTTTCAGTTGGATTTGATACAAATATCATATCTCCTGCTCTTACAGGCACAAAAAATCTTGCTGTGGTAGAACCAGAGAAAGATCCAGCACTTCCAGAAGTATCAGATATTCCTGTAGTAGTAATAGAACTACTTGAAGTGTTTGAGGCATAGCTAAAATCTTCTATATTGCCTGATGAATCTAATGTACCTATTGTCATACCTTTTTCAAACCCAAAAGACTCTGGATTAATTGACATATTACAAACAGTGCTACTACTGCTAGTTGGTGTTACATCTTTAAAAAAATATGGCATCCTTGGAAAAGCAAAACTTCCTCTTAGGATATCTGTTCCACTTGCTCCTGATCTAGAAAGTTTACCAGCTATCTTTTTTCTAATGTTATCTACATCAGTTTCCAATCCATATTTAGTTCTAAAAGTTCTTTTTACACCTAATTGTTCTCTAGGTCTATCTGTGCTAGGAGTAAATAAACAAGTTGTATTACTTGAAGCTCCTTTTAACATGACCTGTGTAGTGCCTGAAGGAAAAGCAGCAAGCAAATCAGATATTAATAAATATCCACTTCCACTTGTTTTACTTTGATATTGAACTGTTGCTACTGGTGTAGGAGTACCAGAACCATCTGCATTTAATAAATTTAAAGTCTCCGCAGCTGAAGTACCAGCAACTTTTGTTCTATCTATTTCGTTTGAAAATTCTTTTTCTGACCATGTAAATGTACCACTTATACTTGAAACATTAATAACTTCAAAGTTTTTAGTAAATTCACCCTCTTTATTTTTAATTCCATCTAAAGTACAATCTGTAAATATTTCATTTTTAGGGCGTTCAAAGTCAAAGTCATCTAACATTGCCACTTTCTGCCCTGTTTCAGCAAAAGTTCCTGTTGTAGGAAACTCAACTGTTAAACCAAAACTTGATACATTTGAATTTGGTCTTGTTCCTCTTGGAAAATAATTTAAATGTGGTGTTGGTGGGGTTGTTGTATCTGCTCCACTATTGTCTACAGATTGGAAGTTATGGTCAATATAGTAATCATATCCAAAATTATCTGCAATAGTTGTGCTTGTACTATCATTAGGATCTTCTTGAGCTAATTCTGCAATCATACCTAGTAAATTAGAGTTGGATTTTTTTGAATCTATACTTCCAACATAATTAGTAGGGTAAGTTCTTAAAGAATCATTGAATCTATTAGAATCTGATGTATCTACTTTATTAGATAGTCCTAATGCGGCAGGTGTATTAAATGCAGCATTACCAATAAGAGATGTTTTAATTACATCTGATCTTTTTGTACTACCACCTGTTATAGAAAATTCATTTAAATCTTTGGTATATACACCTCTTAACATTTCTAGTTCATCTTTTACTCTAAGATTTACTGTATGTCCTTGCATTTTATTAAAATCGTTTTCAATATCATATATTCGCCCTGCTATTAATATAATTTTTGTTTCAGGATCTCTTAAATATACTCTTTGTAAATCTGCAAATACAGCACTTGCTGTGCCATCATCTTCAGAAGCTGTTAAAATATTTAGTGGACCAGTTTTCTTATCTAGTGTTCCTGAGAAAGGGTTAGGGACTGGATTGAGTAAAGTAATATATGCCTCTGCAGGATTACCTAATTCATGGGTAAATTCAACATAGTTAAGAGCATTTCCAGATTGTGCTGTTTCTGCTCTCTTCCATTGATCTGTAATATTGTGGTTAGGATTATCTCCTGTCCAGTAATAAAGCTCTGCTAATTTTGCCATCTTTTCTCCTAGTCAAACACATGATTTGCAGTTTTTGCTACGAATTGTAATGCAAATTGATATCTATCTTCAAATCCCGGCACTAATGTAAAGTTACAACTTTGTACAGCACATTCATAAATAGATCCACCAGTTGAAAAACCATTAGCTGAACTACCAATACCTACACTAGGATCACCTATCTGTACTTGTACGAGTTTATCTGAAGAATATAGTTCTTCACATATGAATTGTTCTAAATAATTTTTATATGGTATAAAATAAGTCTGACTGCTAGATCCATCATTGTAACTAAAACTAGCCATTCCTCTTACTTCAGCTGTATCTGATGTATTTGTAGTATCTCCACCTACAGTATCAACCAATCCAGCACAAGAAATTGTAGGTCTAATAGTACCTAAGTCAATTAACTGTGGCGTGGTTGTGGGAATAGGAACCTGAATAGGTGTTCTACCTAATTGAATACTAATATTATCACATTTCAAAGCTAATCTTTTCGTAGCTGCGGCATGTGTTCCGTTTCTTAATAGTATTGATAGTGTTCCTTCTGCCATAATTCTCCTTATTTATTTTCCGTTACTACTAAATCCTGCTGACATTAATGATCCAAAGTTATTAAACATACCACCTTCTTGTCCGAATTTAAAGTTAACATTACCACCAGTTTTCATCGTATCCATGAATAAAGCCTGAATCATATTTTGTATTTCACTTTGAGTAAATCCTTCTTGCAGTAATCCTCTAGTTTCACCTGAATGTACAGTTCTAGCATCTATACCATATCTATTCTTCATTGCTGCATTTGCTTCATCAGTAAATTCCATGTTTCTAATTTGTCTAGATAAGGACATTGCAGTTCCTATTTCGTCTCTAGTAGCTCCGAATCTTTCTATATCTGATTGTAACATAGCTTCTTCAGTATCACTCATTCTACCTAATTTTACTATATCTAATAAATTTTCTATACCTAATTGAAATTTTCCAAATGCTTCTCTAGTTAAAGCAATAACATATTCAAAAGCATTTCCTAAATCATTAAATCCACCTATTACATTTCCAATTAAAACACCTATTTTATCAAAGCCCGGTATTATCAAATCAAAAATAATATTATATAGAGCTTTAAATACATTTGCAACCATCTGAGAATATCTTTCAACTGATGCTCCAAATTCGTCAAAACCCATTCCAGCGAATACATCATTTAAGAATTCAGGTACTCCATCTAAGAAACCAAATATAAATTCTTTTAATCTTTCTAAAAATGGTCCTTTTCCACCAGTTAAATTTTGAAAGGCTTCTTGAATTCTAGGAACCCATTTTTCTGCTAGTTGTTGAGAATATTTTTGAATTTTAGGAATGAATGATCCTGCTTTTTTAGCTAAAGGTACAAACAATGGGACTATAAATGGAGCTATAAATGCATCCACCATTGCACCAATTATCTGTAATATTGATCCTATAATACCAGTAAATACCTGTGATTGCTTTAGTAGTGAACCTACTCCAAAGTTAATACCTAAAAACGCTTTATTTTTACTAAGAGTTTTAAAGAAACCACCATTAGGACTAGAAATATCTTTCTTAATACCCATTAAGGTTTTACCAAGAAATCCTGAAGCTCCGAATGTAGCTATGTTTCCACCAATAGCTCCTGCTCTTAACGCAGTTCTACCCGGACTTGCAGCCGCAACTGAAGCCGCTCTTCTAATTCTGCCGAGTCTACCGGCACCCCTTTCCATGGTCATAGGTTACATTCCTCCATAATAGGCTGCCATTCCTGAATAAGCAGCATCAACATTTACGTTTTTTTCTTTCTCAACTTCGAGCATAGAAGCCGCAAGCGTTGTTACCATTATAACTTGTGGTAAACTTAACTCTTGGATAAAATCCCAAGGTATGCCTAATTGAAGCAATCTGATAGTGAGAGACCAATAACCTAAAATTACTTTTTCCTCACTTTGTAGATCAGAATCATGCCCCTTCAAAAAGGCATCTACGCTTTTTTTAATTCATCAGTATCTAATTCATCAACTTTTGGTACTAAATTTTCTAGTGCTTTACCTAATCTAGAATCAATAGATACTAGAAAGGCTTCATTTGTTGGTCCCCATGGAGCTTTTACTATATATTCTTTTAGATATGCTTTAACATAAGCATCTCCATCAAAACTTGTGACTCCATTTTTACCTATAATAACTGAATTAGACAGAAGTTGATTCTGTTTGCTCCAGCTTAAAGGTTTTACAGTCACTTCAAAGCTATCTCCTGTTTCAGGGATATCAACTGTTACTTCACTAGGATCAGATTTGATTTGATATTTTGCTAAATCGAAACCCATATGTCCTCCTTATCTTTACTTTATTTCTTATGCATAAGATGGAGTAGAATCTAGAACAGTAATTTTCAAATCTCTGAAAATCATATCTACATCTACTTGCATCGCAGATCCATCTCCTGTAATATTGTGTGGAGCACCTGTTATAAATGCTCCTTGATTGTTTATACCAGTTCCTGCAGAGCCATCTCCCGGAATATCAATGGTTATTGAGTCGTTACTTCCTCTTGTAAATACTACTTGCACCGCGAAACCTTTGGCTCCAGCTGCATCACCGTAGTTACCTTCAAGAAGCAACTGTTTGAATATTTCTAATGCACCTGTAGTACCAGTAAATGTGTTTGCTGATGCAGAAGTTGTATCTGGTAGAGCTAATGTACAGCTCATGGTATATGCTTTTCTTCCCTCTCTAATTTCATTCGGTCCTCTGTTTCTACCATGTCTGCCTGATATATAGTATCTAGGTTCTGTTGAGTTAGAAATATTAATGTTAAAACTTCTTATTCTAGCAATTTCTTGTCCGAATAATGAGATAGATCCTTGTGAAAAATAATATGGATTATTTGAAGGGAAGTTTATATCACTAGATGTAATACTATTCATTATAGAATACTTAGGCATACCAGCATCTTCTGAACCCCCACCATCAGCGTATATATTATTACCTACAGTAGCTTGATCAGCTTGGTTGTGTGTCATACCTAAGAAGTTTATAGTATCCCATCCAAAAGCTAACAGTCCACCTTCATCTGCAGATATAGTAGCTGAGTCTACCATTCCTCCAAAGAATCTTCTATTGAAGTCATTTGCTGCAGTTTCACCACTATCTCTCATATGCACATGCATAGAGATTGTGTCTAAGTCATTTGTAGGAGTAATAGTATGTGTAAAATGCCCTGTAGGAGAAGCTCCACCTGAAACTTCATGAACTTGAGTATTATCTGCATGATCAAACCTTAATGGTTTATCTAATCTAAATATATCAGTTCCGGGTTCTGCAATTATCTGTCTAACTTCTGAAGTATCTGTGCCTCCAGAATCATCTGTAATTTGGATATAATCGTTTACTGCTAAGTTACCCACATCACTTCCATCACAATCAATAAAAATATCACCTTTTTTAACAGCTCCATCTAGTAAAATAGTATCAGATGCTACAGACGATGGTACAGTTGTCATTTTACCTATCGGAAATCTTAAAGGATTTGCGTTAAGTAAAACCATATCTGATATACCCCCTGAAAATGATTGTTGTCCAGCATAAAATTCAGCAGGTTGTCTCTTTGCAGTAGTGCCTAAGAAGTATCTAGGCTCTATAGTAGGTGCCATATCAGGCACGCTAACTGCTTCATACACTCCCGGTACGTCTGTAATATAACTTACAGATCCTGTACTAGCTGTAGATTCTATATTTATTATAATTTCGTTATTTGCATGAAAAAAAGCTGTTGGTCTATCTAAAAATATAATACCTGCAGTAGTTCCTGTAAAGTGAACTACTCTTCTTATTTCATATTCAGTAGCTGTAGATGTGTCAGCATCACTGCTAGACTCACTACTTCCTGCATTTACATTACCAATTCTAATAAAATCCCCTACATATAGAGTGTTAGTTCCATTATCGTAGGTGATTTGTGTGCTTCCTGCAGGTAAATCATTACTGTCGTTGATTAACCCATTAAAACCACCCGTATGACGAGTACCTGAATTTAACTCAGGATCTCCTCCTTGGGCAGCTTCAGCCGCAAATGTCACTTGTGATTGATCACTTCGTAGTATAGCCATATTGTTCTCCTTATATTATTATACTAAATTTTACGAACTTTCCAACAGAATAGCACTATTTACTAGCTCTATGTCTATAGTTGCACTCCAAACATTTACATTTTCATCCATATCTTCTCTAAAGTTTTGAAATGTAATTCTTTGAAAATTAGTTAAACTATGTCTTCTGACATGGCAAATTCTTCTTATTTCTTTCATTAAGTTATATAATCTCTGTCTACTATTATTTGTATAGACTTCTAAATCAACTTCATATATTCTATCAGCATATTTGTAGTTACCTATTGGAATTTCTTGTTGAGTTCCCGGTCTAGCAATAATATAATCACCTTTATTTAGATCATATCTTATTTGTTCATTAGCACCAGTAACTACGATGTAATTAGGTTCAGTTACATTACTTGAATTCCACTGAGAATTTAATTCATCAATAAATTCTTTAGCTGCCATTGGTTCATTAGACATTAAAATACCTCAAATGCTCGGAGAGAATCTAGAAGCTCTGCTGTTTCTGCAGTATATGCATCAATTTTTTGAGCTATTTGCACTCTGTCCATACCACTTACTGATACTCCACCGTAGTCAGCATGTCTAAGAACATCAATAGCTGCTAATTTTTTAGTTAAATCTGTTACTAAAGCTCCATCTCTACCGTCTGTTGTTATATCTCGACCATAAAAATAAGTAACCTTTATAGGCATAGTAAATTCACCTCCTCCAAATCTAAAGACTGGAGCATTATATGAAGTAAATCTTGCAGGAAGTAAAAAATATCTAGAAAACTGAACCATTCCTGTATTTGGTACTAAGAAAAAGTCTTGAGTTCTACCTTGATCTTTAGTATCATAAGATGCACCATTCCAAATTTGTAGCTTTACTAATTTATATGGATCAAGCCTATCTAATTTAAAACCATTTACGTTAAATTCATGGTACTCTTGATAAGCTATATTAGGTCTCCATGACTTTCTAGTATAGTAATCTATTTTAGCTTGGGCTTCGTGGATGTAGTTTTCTACTGCAGATAGGCTAGGTGTTGTAGATGAAGTAAAATTATCTCCACCTATGACATTTCCTAACTGTAATAGTTGAAATACATCTGCTGTAGTACAATATGCTTGTAATCCACGCTTTTTAATACTCTTTATGGTAGGTGCCGTTGATGTGCTGGTAGGACTACTAATTCTAATCCAAAAAGCAGACTCTCCATTTATAGTTGTTTCAGCCCAATTTCCTAATCTGTTTACAGGAAATAGTTCTGCTCCATCTTCACCAAATCCATATGATGTGCTTTCATTATCGTCAGGATCATTTTGGTATGTTCCAGACATGGGTATAAATTCTTGGAAAGCAGATCCATTAAAGTATTCATATTTAAGAGTTCCTAAACTACCAGCTGTAGCAATATCAAATAATGCCATATCAAATTTAGAGGCATCTCCTAGATATAAGAAGTCGTCAGTTCCCTCTAGTATAGCAAATGCTGTACCAGCTGGTGACTGTGCCTCTAGTGTTCTATCTGTAAATGAGCTACCATCAAATACTTCCACTTTATCAAAATATTGTTCTACAGTAGATGGCATTTAGCCCTCCTATTCGTTATCAGTTGATTCTTCTTCCTTCTTCTCTTCTAACGCTTCTGCTACAGTTTGATCAGGTGTAGGTTCTTGTTTACCTCTTAAATAAGCTGCTGCTCCCTGTAACTGTTGTAATTTAGTTATTAATTGCACTCTTTGTTCTTCTAGTTTCTGCAATTGTTCTGTTAGTGCCTTTAACTCTGCTTCTAATAAAGTTAAATCACCTTGTATATCTATTTCTGACATATGTCCTCCTATTTTCTTCTCTTTATAGTCCATAATTCTGGAACTAAATTTTTAATATGTATGGGTTTTTTAGTTCTCCCATATATTAAATGTTTACCATTTTGACTTACCCATCCAGATCCATCTATAAAAAGTTCTTCGTTTTTACCAAAAACTCTTTCATCTAGACCTTCATGCGTAAAATGTTTACCTTTTGCAATCCATTTTATTTTTTTATCTTCTAAAGCATTTGTAGTTAAAAAATAAGCAGTATTATTCTTTTCATATCTTCTTATTTTTGCTTCTACTGTTTTAGTTCTTTTAAAATGAACTTTATATGTTAGCTCTGGAACTTGATATTCTTCTCCAGACCATTTACTGTATAGCTTTTTCATTACTCCTCCTAAGAGTATTATAACATAATTGACCTAGCCAAGTCAAGTCCCTCTTATTATTATACTAAATTTATACAGATTTACAACCGTTTATTCTAAAGTTCTACTTCTAATTCAGGTATATCATATAAGGCTCTACCTTTATTCATACTTGTTACTGCATCAGTAAGTATTGTCCAAGTTCCATCAATATATGTAAAACAATTAGCATGAAATTTAGTCGGTTCTGTTACATCTTCAATTAGAGTATGTGTTGTACTATTTATATCAATAGCAGTAGTTTTTATGCCATTCGATTTAACATAAGTACATTCTGTATCTGTTAATGTCACATCTGAACTATTAGGAACAAGGACTTGAACTTTATTATCTGAATTTCTAACTATTATTTTTGCCATTTAACATCGCCTTTTCTTGTGCTTCAATTTGTTTTTTGAAGTCTTCATCTATTGTTTTTAGTGGACCAAGTACATTTATCATTTCACCTTGACTACTACCCGGTGTCAAGTTTTTAGCTCTTTCTTGTAATTGTAATTTAAGAGATTCTTTTTGATGAGTATCAACATTTTGTGTATCAAATGTGCCATCATCTAGTTCTTTTTTTATTCTAGACCAGTGTTCTATTTCTCTCACTCTGTCAGCACCCATTCTTTCTCTTTCATCTTTATCCCACAATTTTTCTTCTAATTCTATTTCTAGTAATTCTAATTCTAAATTATCTCTTTCTTTTTCAATACTTCTCTCTAGTTTTTTTATTTCAACTAAAAGTTTTCTGTATTGATACGCTTCCATTCTAAGATTAGTATAAAATACATTTTGTTCTCTTACAGCTTGCCAATATTTGCTTGCCTTTGTAGGAAATCTACCGTCATTAAGCACAGAGTAACGCATTTCAGTTTCAGTTCTATACAACTGTGCTTTGTTATGCGTATCTTCTAATTCTGCTTTTAATTCTTTTAAGAATTTATTATCTTCTTTTTTTAACATTGGAAAATTATTCAAGTGTTATCCCTCCTTGTACTGGTGTTTGCCCACCTAATGTTTCATCTGACATTAAGTTATTTAAGGTTATTATACCAGCATTTACTAATTCTTGTGCTTCTGCTTTTGTTTTAATTGTGTAGCCATACTTTTCTACCCATTCTGTGCAATGTTCTATGCCACCACCATGATCAGCGTTATCTATTGCTTTATATATACCACCCGGATATCCTGTAAGTTTAAATCTTTTTGCATCTGTGTGTTTGTAATTTTCTAATGGTTGTGCATAAAAATAAATCATAATTCCTACCTATCGTGATGTACTATTTTATTTTGTCCAGTGCCAGTTGCTGTACCAGTACCGCCACCAAAAGATACTAATGCTGATGTTCCACCACAGTCTGTATCTGGTGTAGCTGAATATAAGTCATGACTAGATAGACCATTTGTAGCAGAAGCTGCCCAACTTGTACCATTCCATATTTCTCCATCATTATTAGCTATTCTATCTCCACCAAAAAGTAAAAAGTCTTCTCCTGTTCCACCACCTTGATAACTGAAACGACCATTAGACATTGAATTTAATGTTGACCAAGAACTGCCGTTGTATTTGTAAGTCGCAGATGAAACAGAACCCGGATATCCCCCAAAAGAAAAAGCATCTTCATGCCCTGTACCTGCCATGCCACCATAATTTATATTTGCCGGTGAGTCTGCTTCTGTAGACCAAGAAGAACCATTATATGATTCTACATCATCTCTATAAACACTAATATATCCACCTGCTCCTAACGCATCAGTTTGTGTTCCTGCTACACGACTACCATCACCACCTATTGAACTTGATGTTCCACCACTTGTAAAAGATGAACCATCATATTCTTCTGATGTTTTACTTCCACTACCTGTCCAACCACCATGTACAAAACCAGCAGTTAATGTGCCACATGAGCCCGGTTGATTTTTTGCAGTTGCTATATTACCACCTGCCACTATAACACTACCATTATATTCTTCTGTTGATGCTAGATATGTACCACTTGTATTAGAACCACCAACAGCTATACAAGCGATTCTTGATGTGCCAAAACCATTACATCTAGTTCTTGCAGTAGATAAAACTGAATTTGAAGCACTAAATATTCCACCACTAGCAGTTCTTTGACCTACTCCGGGGTCATAACCATATACAACACCACCTACAGCACTATTTTGCCTGTAATGAAAAAATAATACTCCACCACTTAAAAATGTTTCATCTGTTGCATGACTACCACTCGGTGTAGAAATTTGATAACCACCCCCACCTTGTGAATTTGTAAGTATTTCGTGATAATTACCAGTATAGTTATAACCAGTAGTGGGACTATATACCAAACCTACTGCTCTTGTTACGACATTAGTTTTGTTAGATGATGATGGACCCGTGATTACTAATCTACCTCTCTTGCTACTATAACCAAAACCAAAAGAAAAATATGGTTGCCCATCACCATGACTATACGAAAAATTAGTTGGGTCTGTTTCGCCTTGTGTCATGGCACCAGCAAATTGATCTATTAAACCATTTGACCTAAGAGGTTGACCATTAGAAGTTGCCCATGTAATACTGTTATCTGCACCTACTGAAAAATTAGTTACTACCCAGTCATTTACCACATCATCCCACATAAGAACATGATGTACATTATTAGTATCATCAAAAACTATAGTTTGCATATGAGTATCAGATACATGACCAGCAAGACTACTACCACCACTAAAATTACCATGATTAATTACGCTTTGGTCTGCGTATTGTGTAGGGCTTGCAATTGTATGCGTAGCACCTGTACCTGTTATCGTACCTGCTTCTGCTTGATAAGTTCCTGACTCATCTTGTGTTAAATAAACAACTCTATTCCTAAGTTGGTCATAACTTGCGTATCCGTGGTCACCTTCATCTTTTACAACTGACAAATCTGATACTGTTATATTATTGTTACTACTTACATCATCAAATGTTATGGAAGCCACTACGAAATCGTGATAATCTCCACCATGACTTGAACCACTATCAGGACCACCTTTTTCAAAAAACATTAAACCTCTGTCAGCATTATCGTCATAAATCACATTACCAACGTGTTTACCTGTTTGGTTATAGTTAGTGCTACTACCATCATCGTATGGGTGATATACATCACTCACATCATCTATGTTTTCTAATTTTGGAGCCCCACTACCTGATGTAGCAATACCTGCTCCGTAAGCATGGTAGTCGTTATAATTTTGACCACCATTAGAAACCATAAAACTGCCAATAATTCTATTATTGTTCGGGTCAAAGCATATACCATTTGCATAAGAAGAACCTGATGAATGTATAGTGGTTTCATCTCCCCAACTTAATGCAGAACCATTCCATGTTGCAATTCTAACTTTTGCTTTATCACCATCGTTTTGGTCACCATAAGCAACACAAAGATATTGTGTACCACTAATCGTAGCGACAGTTGATGCTGGACCCCATGTTTGGTCTGATGCAGTGTTGCCATTTGGATGGTCATTATCACCCGATGTCATATCAACATTGGCTGGATCTGATTGTTGTGCAGGAAACTCACCTGATAACAATGTACTTACATTACCAGTTTCAACATTATCTACTTTACTAATGTTGCCGACTTCAACACCATTTACTTTACTTATATCTGCCATAAGTTCTCCTTATGCTAATAATACTTCTGTTGTATTAAAGTTTACATATATTGAGTCTGCTGTTAAAGCTACTCCAATTTTCTGTACCGTATCTCCAGAACCTGATGGAGCAGTTGCAGTTATTTCTCCTGCCGTTGTACCAATAAATAAATCTGCACCCGGTGTAAAGTTATATGTATCATCTCTTAATACACCAGATATTAATATTTTAGTAGCTTGTCCATCACTCTTTGATTCTAAAGCTACACCTATTGCAGGCATACTTGTTGCTGCATCTGCATCTGCTGGACCAACTTCACCATCGCTTCTAATATATACAGCGTTAAATGCTGTTACTGACTCACCTGATGCTATTGAAACTACAACACCAGTTGCTTTATGATCTGCTGATGGAGCAGTATCCCCAAATATTAATTGACCTTCATCTGCTAATGTAATTGTTTTATCATCTGCTAGTACCACATCTTGAAATGTTGTAGTAGAGTTAAATGTTAATCCAGCGTCATCTGCATGAGTTATTGTTGCTTCTGAATCAGCCCCAAATTTAAGCACAGCACTATCAGACAATAATAGGACATCATCACCAAATACTGCGTCTTTTACTACTGATAAACCTCCATCTGTCTGAAGTGATCCATCTGTAGTAGAGGTAGCTTCTGTTGTATCATCAGTTTTTATAATACCACTCGCAGTTATAGTGCTTGAAGTCAATGCTGCTGTCGCAAGTGTACCTCCTGCTACAGTCAAGGTATTAGCGGAGTGTGTCAGTGTTACATCACCGTTATTTAAATTTATAACACTACCACTTGCAAGAAATAGATCGGACCACATAAGGCTAGTCGTACCTAATGCAATACCATCGCTTGTTCCCGGAGTCAACGCGTTTTCAACTAATACCATTTCTTTCGAGTTATTCGCATGAAAGTTTATAGTATTAGCATCTGCGAAATCTATCTTAGTTTCGTCATCTTCTCCGATTTTTATATCAGTTATTAAATTGTCTACAACTGGTGGTTTATTACCTATATATGCCATAATAAAATCTCCTTGTTTTATTATACTTATTTTTTATAGATTTCCGACTACTTAACTATTTTTTATTAAGTTTTTTAAACTCTTTCGGATCTAATAAATGCTTGTGTTCTTCACTCATAGTTGCTAAAGGTCCAACAACATTTAAAACTTCTGCTTGATTACTACCATTTGTTAATGTAACAGCCCTGTTTTCTAATCTTATCTGGTGTGCTTCTTTTTGCACATCAAACTCATGTACATTTGTGCTATCAAAACTACCATCATCAAATTCTTTTTTTAATTTTGACCATAGTTTAATTTCTCTAAATCTATCTTTTCCTATTCTAAGTATAGTATTTTTATTAAATTCAAGTTCATCTATTTTTACTTCTAATCTACGTTTTTCAAATTCATTAGATTCTTTACTTAATTTATCTTTAGCTTCATCTAAATCAATCATTAAATTTCTAAATGCAAAAGAATCTCTTGTAAGTTCGTCATACATCGCAGCTTGTTCTCTAACACATTGCCAATATTTAGCAGCATTAGTTGGTTGCTTACCATCTTGCAAAACAGAATATCTCATTTGAATTTCTGTTCTATATATCTGGTTTTTTTCTACTGTTTCTTTTAATTCTTGTTTTAATTCTGTAAGCTCTTTATTTTGTTCTTTTGATAATACTGGAAAATTATCCATTAATATCCTCCCATGCTCCGTCTAAGTCAGTCAAAACTCTATGTGTTGATGGTTCAATATCAAGTTCTGGGGCTCTTGTATCTTCATCAAGTTGCCCTTCAGCATAAGTTTTCCACAATGCCTTAGCTTCTGTTTCGGTCTTTTCTGTGTAGCCTGTATTATTTGCAAGCCATCTATCTAAACTTCTACCTTCTTCTAATCTTACTAAAGTAGGCGTAAGTATAACAGGGCTCATACCATTGTATTGCCCTGTAGTAAATGTAAAATTTGTAAATTCGTAATATTTAGCCATTATCTATCATATAAACTTATTGTTGTTGAAGCAGCACTATATCCACTTCCTGTTCCTCCACCGAAAGATGCTGTATCTACATTAGTTGTTTGGTGATTTTGGTCAGGTGCATATCTATCATTACTATTTGCACCTCCTGCTGACCAAGCAGAACCATCAAAAAGATATGTTGTAGCAGCACCACTACCATTAAAGTGATAATACGCAAAAGAGCTTGTAGATCCACCACCCCAACCACTATTACCAGTTGTAGTTGCATTTCCATCATCGCTCCATGAAGAACCATCATAAGAATAGTTTTGTTGTCCATTTGCTCTACTACAACCACCTGTGCCTTGTGTATAATAACCACAAGCCATTCTAAAGTCATTATGTCCAGCACCACCACCATATCCATAAGCTGGACCATAGGTGCTTCCAGCAAAGGCAGTTTCAACTGTCCAACTACTACCATCCCATGATTCTGACCTTGTATTGTCTAAATCACAACCACCACTAGCTGTACCACCAAGCATCATAATATCATTTTCAGAAATACCACCACAGTAGTGTCCTTGTCCTACAACTTTGCTTAAATTAGTTATAGAGGACCAACTACCACCACTAAATTCGTAAGAGTCTCTTTTACCCACATAGCTTCCATTATCAGTTCCACCTACTACTACAGCACTTGTTGCAGAGCCAGCACCCCCCATCATTCCTGAAATACCAATAGATTGCCCACTACTTATAGAGTCTCCAGAGCCATCATATTCTTCTTCAGTAGCTAATCTACCTGTTAATCCACTTGTATTAAGCCCACCAATTACTGCCATAGCAGCTCTTGTAGAACCTTGTGCAGAATAAAATCTAGTTCTAGCAGTACCTAATGCAGCACTACTACTAGACCAAGTACCAGCAGATAAACCTGTAAACTCTAAACCATTTATTTTTTCAATATTAGAGTCTGTTTTACCGTTTAATGTTTCAATGCTGGTTATTGCTTTTGCATTTACTTTTTCTATTTCGTTAGCCATTATGCGTGTTCTATTACATCGTTGCTTGGATTAAAAAATAATTTGTTTGCTGTTACTGCAAAACCTAATACTTGAACAAAATCTCCATCACTATCTGGAGCTGTTTGTTCAGGTACATTTTGAGAAGATGTTTCTGCTTCTGGTGTAAATATTGTGCCTCCAACTGTATATGCTGGGAAAGTACCATTATCTTCTATAAAACCATAGAGTAAAAATTTACCATTAGCATCTGCTGAAAGATCTTCTGCTGCTAATGCAACACATCTTGAAGTTGCTGATGCTGTTGCTACAGCTTTATGCATCTTAGAATCTGATGCTTTAAAATATACACACTCTCCTCTTTCTAATGCTTCACCTGCTTGAAATGTAGCAGTTATACCAGATACTTTTTCATCACCCGGTGTGCTATCAAGATGGGCATCTAAAGCTAAATTTATTGATGATGAAAATGTTGTGGCAGAATTAAATGTTAATCCTGCATCATCTGCGTGAGTTATTGTAGCATCATTATCAGCTCCAAACCCCAACACAGCTGAATCACTATCTAGTTTAAGATCATTACTAATTGTTACTGCTGTAGATGCATTAATATCTACAGTAGCCTCACCATCTATTCTTAATACCCCATCACTTGACTGTTGAATAAAAGAAGCAGCATCCCCAAAAGTTAACTTGTTGGTGCTGTTTAAAGTCAAACCAGTTCCGTCTGTATGAGTAAGTGTAGTATCAGAGTCAGCTCCGAACTTAAGCACGGCACTGTCTGATAATAATAGCACATCATCTCCCATAACTGCATCCTTAGCAACACTTAAACCACCATCTGTTTGTAAAGAACCGTCAGTGGTAGATGTTGCTTCTGTAGTGTCGTCAGTTTTTAAGATTCCTGAGAAAGTACCTGTAGAAGCTGTTAGTGCTGCTGTGGCTAATGTGCCTCCAGCAACTGTTAATGTATTAGCAGAATGTGTTAATGTCACATCACCATTATTTAAATTTATTACTGAACCACTAGCAAGAAACAAATCAGACCACATAAGACTTGTAGTTCCTAGAGCTGTTCCATCACTTGTGCCCGGCGTAAGACTATTCTCTGTTAAGACAACTTCTTTAGCGTTATTAGCATAAAAATTAATTGTATTAGCAGTTTCAAAGTCAATTTTAGTTTGATCGTCTTCACCAATTTTTATATCGGTTTCTAAAATTTCTTTTACTGGTGTTTCAGCAGGTTGATTTCCAATATATGCCATATGTCAATCTCCTATTCGCTAATTGTGTCTACTACACTGCACCATACGTCTAACGCATTGTCTGTGTTACAGTCTACTTTTAATGCATCACCACTTACTAAAACTATTTTACTTCCCCCATCGATAAGTTCTAAAGAGGAGCCAGCAGGGATAGTGGCACCTTTAACTAAAAAATAATTAGCACTACTTCGTTCAATAAATACATCTACAGTAATTGCTGCTGTATGGATATTAGCAAGGCGTAATCCTACAATAGCGTCATCACTATTAGCAGTTCTGATGGTCGCCCCTGAAGTGCCAGTATCTCTGGCTATGCTATTTTCAAAATCTTGTGCCATTTATTTAGTCTCCTATATATATTATACTATTATTAGTCTTTTTTCCGTCATATTTATAATGCTATAGCCATTGCCACAGCAAATCCTTTAGTAGAAGCTCCTATGTCAGAAGCTACTTCTGTTGTACTTCTACTTTCTAAACCATTTGCCGTAAATCTAGCGTATTCATCATCAGCTACACTGGCACTATCAATTTTAACTGCATTGGTGTTTGAAATACCAAATGTTAATGTTGCTTGACCACCTATATCGGATAAGACTTCTGATGCACTTCTACCTTCAATAACTGTGCCATCTACTCGTAAGAAATCATTATCTGCTACACCTGATGTAAACTGTGGTACATCGTGTTGCGATATACCTTTTGCTATTTGTAATTTATTACTTGATATTTCAAGTCCAGAGTTAGTGCCTAAGTCTATGCCTAATACAGCACTAGATGCTGCTAGACCATCACCTGCAAATAACGTAGCAAGGTTGTCAACTGTTGTAAGTTGTTCGTTTGCTCCATCACTATCTAATGTAGACAAACTATCTCCTGATGCTGGTGTCACAGAACTTAATTCAGATAAGTCTAATGTAAGTGTTACTGCACCTGAGCTACCACCACCCGATAAACCTACTCCTGCTGTTACGCCTGTAATGTCACCACCAATACCTGATTGTATGTGAGCTGTAAGTGTGTCTAGTCCTACTCTTTTAAGAGTTCCAGCATCTGAATATAGTAACTCGTCAGCATCTGCTAGACCTGATGATATTTCAGTTTGCCCAGATATAATATTGTCATTTAACATTCCTGACTCAACAGCATCATTTGCTATTGTAACTGCACCATTTGATGCTAAACTAACATCACCACTTACAGCTACTGGATTGTAATTTGTATCATCACCAACAAGAATGTGTCCTGCTGTGTTTGTGTTCATAAATAAATCATCACCAGTAATTGTTAAATCGCCTGTAACTGTAACACCACTATCATTAATTTCAAATTGATCAGTTCCATCAATATCAAACACCATTTTTCCATGATTGGCTGTACCCGATGCAGTCGCTGTACTAAAGTGTATCTCTTCTGCAGTCTTGTTGGAACCACCATTTAATACCTGTATTGTCAATGATTCTGCATCAGCTGTACCTAATACGAATGATACATCCGCATTATTTGCATCTTTAAGTAATTTTAAATCAGTTCCGTCAAATGTTAAAGCTGTTTCTGCATCTAGTTCAGTAGTTGTACTACCAATAGTTACTAATTCATTTTCAGTTGCATTATTTAATGCAGTGATAACTGCTGAAGAAATAGCAGTTCCATTTATTCTAAATGTTTTACCTGATGCTAAGTTAATACCCGAATCATCAACATCAAAAATGTCTGAGCCGTCCACATTAAATGTAAATTTACCATGATCACTTGTACCCGATGCTGTAGCAGTTGTAAATGTAACAGACTCGGCTGTCTTATTAGAACCACCATTCAATACTGAAATAGCTAAAGATTCTGTAGCACTTGTACCCATTCTTAATGTTACATCAGCGTTGTTTGCATCTTCAAATATATCTACATCACTACCAAAAGATTTATTTGTAAATGTTTGTGTAGCTGCTAAACCTGCAAGAGTATCTGTAGTTGCAGGTAAAGTTAAAGTTATATTTCCACCAAAATCTGCATGTGCTGGTGCTTGTAATTGGGCATAATGTGCATTACTTACTTCACAATAAAATCTTACATAAGACTGTGCCCCAGAGTTTTTAATTGATATAGCTCCTGACTCCATGTCAATACCATTAGAGCCATCTATTCTAACAACACCTGAACCGTTTGGTGTAAGTGCTATATTACCATTTGAAGTAGATACTAGACCATTACCATTTACATCTAAGTCGCCACCAAGTTGTGGTGAAGTATCTTCAACAACATTTGATATTTCACTACCTGTAGCAAGACCAGCTACAAGTGTTGACCTTGTAATTCTCTTTAGTCCACCACCTGATGTATCTACTGCAAGTAACACATCGTCAGATGCAACTGTAGATATTTCGGATAAATCACCAACTGCTGTTGAACTAAAGTTACTACCATCAGCAATTAATAAATTACCAGCAGTATTAGTCCCCATGATAATGTCGCCATCAAATCTTACATTTCCTGCATCCACGAATAATGCTAATCCATTTGATACAGTTTGATTTGTTCCTGCTGATGGAGCACCACTAATGTATACAGTGCTTGCTGTAGTTGTTGTTACAGATGAATTAGAAGCAGCTAAAGTAGGTGCCTCAAATCTTACATGTGTATATAATGCCGCAGTTCCTGAACCTGACGTATTATTATCTGTAATTGTAGATGTATCAAGATGTATCATAGCACCATCACCCGGTGTTACGTTTTTATCACCATCTAAAGTTAAACCTGTTAATGTTCCTAATGATGTAATACCTGATTGTGCTGCATCAACTGATATGACAGAGCTAGATGCTGTTAATCCTGTTCCTGCGAATAATGTTGCAAGATCTGCTATAGCATCTTTTTTAGTTGCGTTGCTATCATTAGCATCTGAAAATATAAATGAATCTCCGTCTGCTACCGCTCCAGCTGCAAACTCATTAACGCCACCTACAACAGCTGCTCCAGCTACTCTAACTGATTTACCAGAAGTTAAATTTATACCTGAATCATCAATATCGAATATATCTGTACCATCCACGTTAAATACATATTTACCTTTGTCTGAACTACCTGAAGCGGCAGCAGTCTCAAATGTAACTTTATCTAATGTCTGAGCTCCAGAGTCATAAGTTGATGTTATTTTTAATCTTTCATTACTATCTGATCCTAAACTAAGTGTAGGATTACCATCGTTAACAGGATTAAAGAAGGTAACATCACCAGCTGCAAAATTTGTTGTAGCTCCTGCTGAACCTATTGTAGTCAAGGCTGTAGCAGAAGCTAGATTAGATAATGTATCTAGAGCTGCTTCTATAGTTGATTCTGTTGTAGCATCTAAGGCATCTACATTTTGTAATGTTAAAGTGCCTGACGAGTCTGATAATATTGCTGTGCCATTTATTTCATAAGCACCACTTTCAGCTATACTTACTCCACCATCATCAATTGTAAACATTGCAGTTGCTTCATCAACACTAAATGTAAACTTACCGTGATCTCCAGTTCCTGATGCTGTTGTAGAAGTAAAGGCAATAGACTCTGCAGTTTTATTAGATCCACCATTTAATACTTCTATTTTTAGTGCTTCAGTAGCACTTGTACCCATTGTAAAAGAGGTGTCTGCATTATTTGCATCGTGAAATAAAGTTGCATCACTATAAGTAAGAGTTAGAGCATTTGATACTGAACCCATAGCTGTTACACCAGCAAGAGTAGTCACATTAGGATGTGATGCAGTTTGTAAAGCACCTGTTAATTGTGTAGCGGAAAGGTTACCTGTAGATGGATTATAAGTAAGATCTCCATCCATTTCAAGTTCATGAGATCCAGTTGATGTAGCTGCATCTGCAACAAAGGTAAGTAAATTATCTTCATTAGTAGATTCGTTATCAGTGACTGTTACTCCAGTAATACCAGTAACGAAATTACTTTTAGTAATATATTTAACTTTATCTGGTGTTTCAGATACGTCAAGAACTAATACTAAATCATCTCCTGCAATAGAAGACAATAGCTCTTGGTCAGAAAAGATATCTTCATCTATCTGAGTTGCTTTTATATTAGTATCAAATAGTCGACCTCTGGTTAGTCCACCTTGTATCCCTCTACTTTTTGGCATTTAGTTGCTCCCTATTTATCTACCCCAGACTATACCTCTGATTCTCGCATTTGTGCTACCAGATCGTATAATACTGATTTTATCTTGAATCCAAATTCCTTCATCAAAATATCCCTCGTTTTGAGGAATAAGCATAGATGAAGTAGTCGCATCTTCATCAAAAGCTATAAATGCATCTGCGAGTTCTACAACAAATGAGATTTTATTTACTTCCTCAAAATTAGATCCAATATCCACCACTGTTTCAGCAGAGGAACCAGACGTAGTGAAAGTAAACGTCTTGTGACTACCATAGTTTTGAAGCAATTCGATTTCTTGTCGAAAAGGTTTTGGCATCGTTTTCTCCTTATTTAAACTTTAATAATGTTGGTTTAGCATTACCTAGATGTAATTTGTTATAATTACTCGCTGCTGTAGGTCCGGGTATTTTAAACCCTTCCTTTCTAGCTATCGATTCCATCGACATGTATCTAGGCTTTTCTAAGTCTTTCTTGTATCTTGTATAATGATCAAAAATTAATTCACTTATCTTTTTATAAGTAAATTCTTGATCTTTGTCTCCATTTTCTAGGATTGTTTCTCTTAGAGAGGTCACCCAATTTTCTAAATCGATAGTATTTTTATCTTTCTGAGCTAGTTGTTTTTTCATACCAACTAAAGTATCTCTTAAAAAATTACGTTCTCTTTCTAAATCCCTATTCTTTTTCTGTACCTCTATATTTATTTTACTATTTTCTTCTGAAAAACCGAACACCTTTTTGTATTCTTTTTGTAAATGTTGATATTTATCATTTACATCTTTATGTGCCCTTTTTTCTATTTCGTATTGCTTTTCTACATTTTTTAATGCAAGTTGATATTCAGATCTTTCTTTAGAAAGCATATCAATATTTTTATCTTGCTGCAATCTACTGTTTTTTACTTGTTGTAAATCATGTTTTGCTTGATTTAAAGCATCTTGATGACTTTTAGAACTTTTCATTGCGTCTTCCGCAGCAGTTGCTTTCGGTTCTAGATCACTAATAATAAGTTTTAATTCTTGTATTTCAGTATTTTGCTTATCAATTTCTTCTATATAATTTGATTTTTCCCTCATATAAGTGCTGTTAGTATGTCTGAGATGATCATTCGCAGACTCAACACCTTTATAATGTTTTAATTCAGTATGAAGTAAATCGATAGTATTTTGTAATTCGTTTTCTTTAGCTTCATTGTTGAACGATATTACTTGTTTTACCTTTTTTTGTACTTTACTTTTCTCAAAAAAATTATTCAGTTTCATAATATGATACTGCCTCCTCTGCTATGTATGGTCTACCTAAGTTAGCTTTGTATAAACTTTGTATCCATAATTTTGGATTATCAGTTCTACTTACCATTGATTTAGCATTAGTTTCAGGATCAATTATTAAAGCGTCACTTATAAATAAATTTTCTATATCTGCTCCAGCTACTCCATCTTGTCCATATGTAATAGACAATTGGTTGCTAGATTCATGATAAGCATAAGTAGCTACATGAATATTTTTAGCTATAGGTTCTTTCTTTATAAATATTCGCGTTTCATATCTTTTAGATTCTTCTTTTTTAGCTGCATCTTCTGCTTTTTTAGCTTTTAGTGTAGCTTCTCTAGATTCTTCTATCTCTTCTTGCGGAGCCAAAGTTGCATATCTCGGCTTTTTTTCTACCACTTTTTCAGTAGTTTTCTTTTTATTCTTTTTAATAGCCATAGTAATCTCCTATCTCTTTCTTGTTAATTTCTTAAATGCTTTAATTCTAGCTGATCTTTTAGCTGAAGCGGATTTTCCTTTAGCTTTACCTCTTGCAGCTACTCCTAGTCTTTCTGCTCTTCTTATACCTCTAGCATGTCCACCTACTGATCGTTGAGCAGCCCCTGTACCAGCACCTCTAACCCTTCTTTTACCACCAGTACCTACATTTACATTTCCAGTTTGAGCTGCAACTTCTCCCGGTTTCTTCCATCTGTGAGAAACTGGGTCAAACTCTGCTCCTTGAAACGGAGGTGATGTAAGAATTTTTTCTACCTTGACTCCGTTCTTTGCAGGTTTCTTTCTTGTATAAGTATCTGATTTGTCTTTATAAAAGTTTTGTAATTGTTTGAAAATATCTTTATCTATATCGATATTCTTTCTTCTCATTTGATTTTGTAATGTTCTCTCCCACTGTCTTTGTTGTGCAGGAGTCATTTCACCCGGATTTACTTTTGGTGTTAATTTATATCCAGCTAACATTGCAAGTAATGAATCTGTAATACCTTTTTTTACTTGAGGTGCATTTTTAACTTTTGTAAAATTAGGTAAGTCCATAATCTTTTTAACCTCTTCAGGTTTTTGTTTATTTTTTACGCCTTTTAATATTTCATTATTACCAGTAGGAACACCGAAGTCTTTTTTATGTTTCTTCATAGCTTGATATAAAGCACTGGTAAAGTCTTTTTCTAGTTGATCATTGTCTACTGTTACACTTTCTTTTAGTATATTAAGTAGTTTTCTAGATGTAGATGATTTTTGTATAGGGAAATCTGAATTAAATTTATCAGCAGCTGTTTCTATTTTACCAGCTAAATCTTTAAAGGCTTTAATATTTTTCTCACTAGGATCAAATTTTATTTCTCCTTCTAAGTCCGCTAAATCTTGATTTGTTTGATCTGTTATCTTTTTAAGACCATCTGCTTTTTGTTTTCTTTTTGCGGCTGTATTAGGAGTACCTCTTGAAGCTGAACCGAACTCTTTAATTTTATCTTTTATATCTTTATATACTTTGTCTATAGTATCTCTATTTGTATCTGCGATTTTAATATCTGAAAATACTCCTTTAGTTTTAGGTTTTGGAGTAGTAGTTTTTTTAGATTTAGATTTTTTAGGTTCAGTTTTTGCTGTAGTAGTTTTCTTAGCTGTAGTCTTTTTTGCAGTCGTTTTAGGTGTTGCTGCTCTTTGTTTTGCTGTTAGAGGTTTGTTTTCATTTTGTTTTTTAGCTGCAGAGTATTTGTGACCTTTTTTTCTTTTAGGACTCATGCCATGATATTCAGCAGATCTCTCTGCAGCTGATTCCATACCTTCTGGTGAGTTCCATTCATTTCTATTAATACCAGCAACATAAGCACCTTTAGATGTACCAGAGTTACCTGTGTGTTTACCTTGATTTAAAGCCGTAGCCACAGCCCAAGGATTCCTCACCCTCTGTGCTTTTTTTAATTTTAACCATCGTTTTAATATGTCCATAATCTATTATACTCGCTTTCTTAGAAAATCCTGTAGTTTTTTTATTTCACCCTTATCTAGTTTAGTATCTAGCTGTCCATCTCTTCGTTGTCTAGCTATTTTCATCTCTCTATTTAAGGCTTCTTTATTCTGCCTAGCCTCTGCTCCAGCAGCGACTCTTGCTTCGGCTTCAAAACCCGGAGTCTTTCTAGCAATTACTTTACCTATTTGTGTAGCTCTCACTAATGCTCTGACCTGATTTGACAGTTTTGCAGTTTCTGCAGATTTTTTATCATATCCTCTTGATCTAGCTATAGAGTAAGTTAGTTGGTCTACTAAACTTTTTCCTGTAACTGCATCTTTAATATCACGCCTAAATATATCTTTTAAGTCACCTTTTTTATCTTCTTTCTTTGCTGCTTCATATCCTGCTTTTTCAGCTTCTAGAAATCTTGCTATAAATCCTTTTTTAGATTTACCCCATTGTTCAGCTTTTTGACCTACTGGAGCATCTTGAGAAACTTTATCACCTTCTCTTACTGGTGGTGGAACTGCTTTTCCATCTTCACCTTTTGCACCTGTGGCACTATCATCACCTGTTTCTTTAGATTCAGCTTCATCTCTATCGTAAAAAGAGCCACCTTCTGGTCCTTGATAAGTTTTTACATTAGTGTCTTCAGGAGGATCACCATATACTCTTCTTTCTGGTGGTATATCTTTACCTTCGTAGTCTTTATCTTCTTCAGGCTCATCTTCTTTTTTAGGAGTCTGACCTAAAACATTTTGTTCATAATCTGAACTACCGAAAGTTTTTGATGTGTCTTGTTCACTCTTAGGTTTCTTTTTTTCATCATTATGATCTTGAATCTCTCTAGCTAATTTTTCTGTATCATCTGGAGATAGTCTAGCTTTAGCTTCATCTATTTGTTCTTTAATGTGAGCTCTTTGAGCTGAACTCATTTGACCCTTACCACCATATTTTTCTTGGTGATGTAACATTTCTCTTATAGATTTAGCAGCATCTTCAGAACTTACATTTTCATCTATGTCCCATTTAGCACTATTAGCTTCATTCTTCTGTTGATTTTCAGCAGCTTTTTGATCATCTTTTTCTTTTTGTTGTTCAGCTTTAGCTTTAAATGTTTCAAATTTACCGTGTTGTTTACCTAAATATTCTTTCATCTTTTCAGGTGTTTTATATTTAGCTCTTATAGCTTTCTCAGTATCTTCTTTAGTATGGAAAGGGTTATCTTTACCATGCCCTTCTATTTGTTCATGTATGTGATCTATTAATCCAGAATCTTCTGCTTGTCTAAGCACAGAGTCTATTTCTAGTTCAGGAGTAAGTTCTCCAACAGGAGCTAAAGGTGATGTCTCCCCTCTCTCTTCTCTCTCTGCTCTTCTCCTATCTCTTTCTTCTTTTATTTTCTGTTTTTCTTCTGCAGTTTTTCCTGCATCCCATCTTTTCTTCCTAACTTTTTTTACAACATCTTCTGCTTTTTCTGGATCTTTAGCAGCTTCAACTATTTCAGCAACATTGTCTGTGTCTTCTAAATCTGGTAATTCTTGATCTTCATTAAAGTTTACTTGAATATTTTTTATTTCTTCTTCGTTTGCCTCTAATGCTTCGTCTAATTCAATTCTTTGATCTCTAGTTAATCTTTTATTATTTTTAAAAGTTTGGTATAAATCCCACAATGCGACTCCACCAGCAGCAAGTGCAGCTCCAGTTGTAAGAACTTCTAAAGGAGTAGCTTTTTCTAGAGGCATGTCAGCTTTTTCTATGCCATAATCACCAGTTTTTATTTTATTTTTAATCTGTTCTATTTGAGTTCCTATGGATTCTATTGCGTCATCATAGTTAAATGGTTTTTCTTCAGCTGTATGTTCCACAGTGTGATGTTCTTCAGAATGTTTTTCAATCTCTTTCTCCTGTGTTTTTTCTTTCATCTCATTTATATATTTTCTATATACGCCTGCGGCTGTAGTTTTACCAGCAGCTTTTGCTCTTTGTTCCATAGCAACAGCAGCTTGTATCTTATGAGCATGAGTTCTACCAGATTTTTTTATTTTATTCACAGATGCCTCTGCTGTTTTTACATCTTTAAACCCTAATCCTTGAATTGTGTCTTTTGGATCTTCATCTGTATATAAATCAGAGTGTTTATCTGATTTTGCAGGCTGTCCTTTTTTTCTAGGTATTCTAGGATTGTCCTCTTTTTCTAAAGGTTCTGATTCTTGTGGAATAGCTTGAAAGCCTAACTTATCAAAGTTTACAAATGGATACACTTGTTTTGCTAGTTCTACTCCAGCATAATTATCAGAAGGGTAATGTACTCCAAATATTACACGATTATCCCCAATAGACTTTCCAAGTTTTTTAAATTGTTCTTCGTAAATAGGGAAAAGATCAGATAATATTTGACCTATTAAAGTTCCTTGAAAAGAATGTCCTGAAGGATAAGCAGGGGTTTTAGAAGATTTAAAATCTGCAGGTTCAAATTCTACTTCATGAAAATCCATTAATTGAAAAGGTCTAGGTCTGTTAAACTGATATTTTAAGTTCATGACTATCATAGCAGTTTCTCTTATTATAGGCTTTAATTTATCTTTTGTGATTTCATCACCTAAACCTAATTCTTTAGCTAAATTTGTAAATGCCTTTGTTATATCTAAATCTTGTAATTTTGCAGGTTTTGCAATTTCAAACTCAAAGTTTTCCGTATCTTCTTTTGTAGCCAAATGTAAATCAATTATAGTTTTTAATTCTTCTTTTACTTGACTACTTGTATTTTTTGGTGGAGGAGCTAATTTTATATCTGTATCAACATTTAATTCTATTAAATCTAATTCACGTTCCATAGCTTCTCTATCACTCTCACTAGGAACACCAAATACCATCTCATCTACTTCTTTTAATTCTTTTTGTTTTTCAGCATGGTCACTAAGAGCTTCAATAGCAGTTTTATTTTCTACAGCTAAAGCTAATGCAGCAGCATTTTTTCTATGCTGATTCATTCTCTGAGTTGCTTCTTCTTGAGCAGTTTCAAGTTTAGTCTTGCCTGCTTTTGGTTTGAAGTCAGGATCTTTCATTAGTTTTTCTGTCAAGGCTTCAATATTTGGCATCGTTTATAGTAATCCTTTTGCGATTAGTATTTCTTTATTTTTCATATGCTTGGCTTCAAGTTCATCTTTACTACCACCATAGTATTCTACTGCAAACCCATCTGTAATCATTCTCTTGTTTAAAGGTTCAACAGTCGTGGAATCTACATCTGCTTCCCATATCTCTCCTAATATTCTACCAAACTTACCTCTGTCTAGAGATTTTAAAGTAATACTAGAACCTACAGGGCATTTGTTTTCCATATATGCTTTAGATAATAGTCCTCGTTCTTTTTCTTCTAAGTTACGAGTTCTAGATTCTGGCGTGTCAATACCCATCAACCTTATTCTCTGTTTAGTCAGAACAACGTCAAATCCTAAATTGATGTCCACATCGATTGTGTCACCATCAATAATTTTTGTAACTGTGCATTTGTATGTATACATATACTATTATACTATCTTTTTAAGAATTTCCTATCACTTGTGTCACGGAGTCACGGGTAATGGTCGGCGGCGGCAATCCCACATACTTTTGAGGAGCCGAAGGCGACTCACGAAATATATCACGCTTGATCCTATTCCATGCCATCTGTGCAAAATCATCTGAGTGCTTTTCTAAGTTAACTAGGTCGGGCAGTGATAATATGCATACTGACACTAGGAACAATAGTAGCACTAATCTACTCAATCAGTAGTCCTGCTAAGACTAACCAGATAAATGTTAGATATACTACTAAAGTAATAAATATATTTCTAATCATACTATACTATCCTTTTCTATTATATATATTATATATAGTATATTATAGCACAACCTTGATAGCTGAGTCAACCCTCCTATACTTAATACATTGTTAACATTTATGTAATACAACATATTGAAATCCCACCCCTTGATATGATATAATATACATAGAAAGAATTAGTAAAGGAGGTTTAATTGACTAAATTCTTAAAAGCATTATTCACAAGATCAGAATCCTATAGATTAGAAGATGTAATCCACATTGAAGATGATTACTACCACCCCAGTTACAAAGCATCCAACGAATTAGTTGTTTACTATTTAGCTCAAGTATAGTGACTAGAATAGGATTAGCAGTATTGTTAGCTATAATAGTATCTGCAATAATACATTTTATTTAAAACGCCAACCTAGCATAGAGCTAAACGCCGTTTTCTACAAATTTTTATTTTTAAAAAAATTAGCCCTGTACATGGGACCCTTTCCGTTTTTTCAAATATTAGACCCCCCACCCTTCAAAAAGCCATTTTTTAAAAAATTAGTATTTTTTTTAAGAACCCCTTTATTAGCTAAAACTAGCACCTAAAATAGCACAATAGGGGGTTATTGTTGACATGGCTATATCAAATGTGATATAATGTTATTAGTAACTATTATAAGGGGTAAAAATGAATTACTGTAAAGAAACTAAACAATATAGAAAAACTATATTTGACACTATGGTTATTGACTTAGTGAAGGAACTCAATGACACTCGGAATGAGGGTTGGGAGAGTAGGAAAACTGAAAACCTATGGAGAGAGTTGTTTGTGAACCTAGATGAGGTTAATGAGATGATGTTTGAGAAAGCATGGGACGATGAGTATTAACCCTTGACAAGCCACCACTATATATGATATAATATAAGTAGATAAGAAAACTAGCAAAGGAATAAAGATGAAGGTTAAAGGTACATTTAAGTTTGGTGAGCAGAATGAGAATGTTCACTATGAAATAGACAAAGACAAAGGATATTGGCGACAATGGTTTGATTGTCCTGATAAGAAGAAATTCTCAATCACAGATATCTTTAAACGAAACCCAAAGGAAATAAGTGATAGTTTAATATGTTGCGACCACCACTTTGAAATGTCAAAGAGAACCGAAGTGGTAGTATTAAATCTAGCACAAGCTATTTAATAAACTAGAGTGGGGCAGATAGAGTTTTTTCATTTTTTCTCTACTGCCACCACCACCCAAGTGGGAGTTATATGATATATCATGTGGACATACCTTGTTGACACACCTAAAGAAAATATGCTATTATTATATTAACAAATAAATAAACAAAGGAAAAAAATGGCTAGAATAAAATTAGAAGTAAAACCAAGTGGCAAGAATGGAGAATGTATCACAGTTGTGAAAGGTTCAAAAGCAAAGCCAAAAGGATTAACTAAAAACCAAATTAAAAGATTAATAGTAAAACAGACATTGGAACGACAGAACCCAAGAAGATAGAAAGGAAAAAATGATTATAGAAAAAAACAGAGAAGGAGCGTTAGTAATTTTCGGAGATATAGGAAGACGAATTTATTACTATTACTCTAAAAAAGAGGCAATACAAAAATATAAAAACGAGTTAAAAAGGAATAAAAAATGAAAGAGAAAAGTTTTGAAGATTTGCTAAACGAGGGAACAGATGAAAAAATCTTGACACCTGAACAAGCAAAAATCAGAGAGCAGTGGAGAAAACTTTTAGAAGAAGAAAATATACCTCAACAATAATATAAAAGGGTAATGGCTGAAAAAGTGGAAGACACTATAACCGATCATCAGAAACATAGGATCGGGATTATTTCAGCCACCACCCCATTTTTTTGGAGTTATATGATATATCGGTATAAAATTGCTATTGTATAATTTTTATATTCTGGTATACTTATAAATGTAAGTTAAATAAACAACCAATAGGAGAAAAAAATGTCTTACGCAGAAATAAATAAAGAAATGGCAATCAATGAAGGATACAGAGATTTAGCACAAGCCATAATAGAAAATGGCATTAAAGCAGAGGGAGATGAATATTTCTACTCTGATAGTGGGCAACTTTGGAAAAAAGTTTTCATCGCATTTGATGAAGGTGTTCAAGGATTAACTACTGATAGTCCTTTAGGGCATGTAACTAATCAATACATGGACTAGCCACTACCCCCCGATTTTTTCGGGGAGTTATATGATATATCAGTCTTTGACATATTACCTACCTATGATATACTTATATTAAAGGAGGTGATAAAAAAATGTTAAATGAAATAAAAAATGCACAAGTTGAACATGAATTACAGAATTTAGCGTTATGGTCTAAAGAAGATATAGATGAAAAAAATCTTTTAGATTGTTTAAATGCGTCTGATGTTACTGATGATTATGGACAACCAATACCAGACTCTGCAGTTGTACTGCCAATAAGTTTAGATCATGAAGATGATCCTGATGAAAATATTGAAAAAGGATATGCTGAATTCGGTATTAATACTATAGATTGGTAAAATCTAATCCCCAGTTGAAATGATATATATTGGGGAGTTATATGATATATCAGGGTGCCGCCACTCTTTACATTTATTTTAACTTTGGTATTATTAAATTGAGCTCTGTAAAAAATACAGGCAAAACGATTTAAGGAGATTTAAAAAAATGGATAAAGAATGTAACTTCTGCAACTTAATAATCAATCAAATATCATCTTGGGGATTGGTGGCTGATGTACAGGGTGATGAAGTGGTTATCTGTGGTTATTGCTACTGGGTAGAGCCACACCCTTTTGATGTTGAGGATCCCACGCAAAGGGATTTCATCAGTATTGTGGGAGGTGAGGAGAACTCTGGAAATATGGATTTCTATATACCCATTAACTAGGGTGTGCTGATATATCACATAACTCCATAGTGGCTCTTATAAAGAGAGCCACCATAGAAAAATTCCTATGAGTAATATATATTCCATAGACTAGAAACCTAAATTTCTAATCATAGTTGTTTGCTTCTCATAGCGTGAAGCATTAACAGGAACATCATCGCCATCTTTTTCAATGAAGGCTATATCATGGGTATAGATGCTACCCATTTCAGGGAAGTCGCCATGTACCATTGCCATTCTGATATTACCCTTCTTGTTATCCATCATTTCAAACTTCCACCCATTTTTTAAGTATCCGATATCACCCTTCTTGATATCATTTGGTTCTATTGAATTCATTAGTAGTCCTTATCTACTTGTTTTTTATTTACTCTAATATTATAGCATTTTTAAAATAGTTGAGTCAATAGGGGTGGGGAGTTATGATATATCAGTATTGACATGGGTTTATTAAATATGGTATACTTATATTACAAGGTTGAGGAAGTAGAAATACAACGAAGTAGGGAATGTGGACAGAAATGATCTATAACAACCGATCATCAATCTTGTGTTTAACAATATAGTAGGCGTGGTTAGTAGGCTCTTAGGATCGCAACCTAAACAGAAACTTTAAGGGTTACGAAAATTATTAGTTGTACTTAATCATGATGGACTTCTAATGCGAGTTCAGAAAAAGAATAGAGATAGAGTATCTTGCAGATCCCTGTGGTCAATGACGTTGAGCCAGATGTATCACCTGATGCTTCCACCATATCCTAGGAATGGTATAAGGAAAGCCAGTGTTGAGCCTGATGTATCACGATTACACCTCAAATCGTAAGGCTAAGTTTGAAAGTGAGTTCTCATTCATCTGACACCCTTGCCACGCCTGTTGAACTAAATTTTTTGGGAGTTATGTGATATATCATGGTAGCGGTACTATTGCATTACCTATAAGAAATATGTTATTATATGTATATAAGGAAAAACAAAGGAGAAAAATGACTAAGAAAGATTACATAAAATTCGTTGGAGTGTGGAAGAAAAGCATTAGATTTATGGGAGATGCTAGAGAAAAAGGATATCATTACATTGATGCTGATAGTTTATACCAATCAATGTGTGAAGTTTTCAGAGAAGATAATCCCCGATTTGATGAGCAAAGGTTCAGAGATGCAGTAGAAAGCGTGATCTGGGAAGAAGAAAAAGAGCAAAGAAAATTGGCTATATAAACTAAACTAGGGGACACATGGACAGGGTTTTTCAATTTTTCCCCTGTCCCCCCGCATTTTATTGGAGTTATACGATATATCAGTTGTTGACACATTTAGGAAAAATATGCTACTATTATATATAAGAAATAAATAAAAAAACAAAAAGGGAATTAAAAATGAATAAGGAATTTTTAAACCTACAATTGAATATAAGTATAAACGACCTAATTGAGTTTGCTGACTCATTTGAAGGAAATCACCCCTTCGTAGATATTACTTCTCATATCGGAGAATATGACGAAGATCTAGTTCCAGTAAATGGATTAAAACCAGCTCTTATCCAAGAAATGGTTTACATGGGATGGATTTCATGGGAGCAACTAGAAGAACTTCTAGAGGATGACCTTGAATATGCAAGAAAGGAACAGGCAGAGTGGGAGGCATAGTCCTCCCCTCTGGGGAGTTATGGCACCCCTTGTCCTTCCTTCCTTTACTCTCCTTTTCCCTTGCTTCCCTCTTGACACACCCCTTCCATATATGATATAATGATAGTAGGTGGAGTTATAGATATATCGCTATATTGACATATTGACACAGAACTGTTAAATGTGATATTATGAGATTAGTTAATAAATAAACCAATGCAGAAAGGCATTAAAATGACACAACAAAAAACAGATTTAGCACAAGATCAAGACTTTAAAAAATGGATTGATAATAATGTTTATCACCTTGTAAATCAAGTTATGGATATTTGGTATCAAGATGACACACAAGAACCCCATGAAAAACTTTGGATTGCTACTCAAAACGCTATCACCTCCGAAGACATGGAAGACTTCAGGAACAATTTTGATCCTGTCTTGACTCTAGACCAATTAGAAGATGAATATAAACAGGAGCTGATTGAGTGGAAACAAGGTGATGTAATGCAACATTTTGCCATTTCTCCACACCTTGCCCAATGGTTTTCAACAGTTGGTGAAATTGTTGTTGATGATGTATACGACTTTGACCACATCTGGTTTAAAAGATCGTTTGGAATGGGTATGGAGTATGAATGGGGATTACAACAAGCATACAAGAATTACCAGAGATACATAAGTGGAGAAAATAATATCTTTGATGACACCAAAGGGGACTGTTTTTAAGCAGTCCTCTAGGGGTGGGAGTTATGCGGCTTTCTCCCCTTCCTTCCTTTCCCTTTCCTCGCCTTTCCTCTCCCTTCCTTCCTGTATCCTAACCCCTTCTTCCTCTCCTTCCCTTCCATATATACCCCTCCTTACTTCCCTAAAATTTTTTATATAGCAATATATTTAATAGGAGTTATTGATATATCGTATATAGGGGTACTTGACAGGGGGTGGTGGTTTATGATATAATAGAGAGTTAGGGAAAAAACCATAAAACCTAACCCTCTATTCAGGATTAATTATATATTTTAGCTTGGCTATATAGCTTTGCTAAGGTTCTTTTATGCTCTGCTCTGCATTTAGAACATAACATTATTTCAGGTATTGTACAGTTAGTACAACCTTTATTTATTTCTTCTAGTGTTCTCACTTTTGATCCTTTACTTATCTTTATAATTATATTATATCATAATCAAAGTACCATTGTCAATACCCTAGTTTTGATTTAACTGCATTGTAAGAATTCATGTGTTCTTCTTTTTGAATAACACCATATTCTTGCATTGTCATCTTGTGATCTTCCTCAAATTCCTGTGGGGAAAGAAAGTAATGATCCAATCCTGATACTCTCCAATCCACTATATTATTATGAGGTAAGCATAGATAGAACCCACTAGGACAGTAATAATCATCTCTAACTAGATAACAATAATCACTTCTCCCACTACATTCTTCTTGCTTTTTAGCAGTATCATATTTCCACGATATTTCTAGTGGTTTTATATTATAAAAGCATACAATCCTACTAGGAATTGTTCTACCTCTAAATATCGTACCATTAGTCAAATCGCTTACTTTTATGTACTTATTGTCTGATTTCTGTACAGTATTCATAGAATTTACCTCAAATCCTAGATTATAGTGCCAATCATCAGCTTTTCTGATCTTTAGCTTATTTGCCATTATCATACTCCATTTAATAGTTTATTTATTGTTTATTTCTTGTAAAGTGTTCTGTGAGATGAGTGTGAATTGGCTCTTTAACATACCATTAGACTTCATACATCTCTTTATTTACCCTACATAATGATTATATCATATTGATTATATGCTTGTCAATACCAATCTGATTTAATCTTCCATAGCTTTACTAATAGATCATCTTTAAATACTTGATGTTTATCATCAAATGCTAATCTTTTTAATACGCTATGTATACTATCTATTCCCCTTCCCACGCTTAGATATTTATGTTGAATATTATCGTAGACTTGTTCCAATACTGCGATTTCATTCTTCAATTTATCTATCTGTCTTGTAAGTTTGAATTTATCATTCTGTAACTTTTCAACTAAATGATCAGATAATCCTTTCTTCTTCTGTATATTTTCAAAGAAAGAAGTCATAATCAATGCTTGTTGAGATTTTGATTTACCCTCATCATCTTCAAGAGCATCAAATCTGTCATAGATATCTTCTATTAAAGTGGTTAAACTTTTAGTGTTTACCTCTATGTCTTTTATCATGTTTCTCCTGTTATTGTTCTGATAATTACATTATAGCATATTTAATAATGCTCTGTCAATAGTTCATCTGATAATTCCATTCTCACAATTTCTTCATCAGATAAACCATCAGTTATTTCTATATCATAATATTCTGTACTATCATGATTTGAACTTGCTACTTTATATTTCATCTTCCCCACTTTCTCCATTCGGTAAGTAAAATCAGTATTTATAGGTACTAATTGTTTTACGATATCCAAAGGTTCAATTAAGTAGAATTTTTTACTACCTGTTAATCTTGCCCATGTGAGATCCTTACCTTTTACATTTACTACTTTATTAAGATGTTGTGTAAATTCCTCTGTTATATCATATTCAAAAGCGTAAGTTTCTTCTTCATCTGCATATGGGGATAAGTTTGCAATTAAGCTATTCATTTATTCTCCTGTTATTGTTTCTATAAACATTGTAGCATATTAGAAATAACCATGTCAAGTCATTAATGGAAAATGTTTTTCTAGTAGATCTCTTAAATCTTTCTCAATAGGTTTATAGATATCTACATATGATAATTTATTTATGACCTCTTTATATTCCTCTATGAAATCCTCTACTCTTTTTATATTTTCAGCGTTGGTTTCTTTCAACACTTCAAATTCTAAGTTAATTTCTCCAAGCAATTTAAGTTGTCTATTAGTATCTTTTCTCTCCCAACTCTCCATTATGATACCTCAATTTCTATATCGTCATAATGTGATAAAAAATGGCTATCAATAAAAATAGCATTGCCATTGAGATCTCTGACCTCATGACCATTTGAGTTATATAAAATACTACCTACTCTGTACTTGTGTTCTCCAAGCATATCATTGATGTAGTTTCTATTCTCTCTAAATTTAACCATGACTTCATGATCGCTATAATCAACTGTTCTAGTACCTTTCTTAGAGTGTTCTAAGATCTCTCCACTTCGTTGTCCTGTTGCATCATATTTAATATCATTTTCTATCCAAGAGTGAATGATCTTCTCTCCTGTACTGTCATCAACATAGACTACCCAATCTCCAATCTTCATGTATCCACTTGTTTCACTTGTTATATCAATCTTCATCAGATTTCTCCACTTCTGCTAGTTCTTCTCTTTCTTGTTTAATTATAGTATCAGCAGTAAGATTAACTTGTCTTACTAATTCTCTATTCCACGCTGAACCTTTCTTAATCAAAGAACCATTAGTTTTTAAACCAATGTGTAATTTGAGTTCTCTTAAATTCGGCATACGCTTTACATCACTATCTTTCTCTCCAAGCAATCCCATTCCACTTATCTCTAATTGTTTCATTCGTCTGTGCCAATCATTTAAATTCTTTTCAGTTATTTCATTAAATCCTATAAATATAGTTGACCAAACGATTGCCCAAGTGATTGGATTTAAATGTTCTTCTCCACTATCTTCTTTTACATATAAAGTTTCTTGTGGTAAGTCTACATTTCGTAAGTCCCATGTTAAAGCCATGTAATCTCCTTAAATCGTTGTTATCCTCATGATAACATATTTGATATTGTTGTGTCAATACCTTAAAAAAAGGTTTTGGTAAGAGAGAGGAATTGAGATTTTATGTCCTCTGATGTCCTGTGAGTAGTAAGTTCTGCTTTGAACACTCGCTTTCTTTATACTCTACACATACGATCTCATCACGACCTCAAACACTTGTTCGTCAGTTCGTTTGCCAATCTGCAATTTGGGATACCAACCCAAAGTTCTGCCACTCACATTTAATCCATTGATCAACATTTCATAAATGTTCCAAAACCCTTTTTTAAAATATTAACTTTTTAACCATAGTAACTAAAGTCATACTTAGTTACCCATTTACCATTTTCTTTTAGTTGAATATGTGGGCAACCCTCATCAACTGCCCATTTACCTGTAATGGTTTCTAAACATAGAAAGCATGGTTTTCCACCACCACTTAAACAACTTAATTCAGTTGAATGAGCCATAGGATATATTTTACCAATATGTCCTACTGTTTCTAAGTTCCACTCACTATCATCAGCTTGATCTTCATCATAGTCATCAGATACTAATCTCCATTCAACGTATGGTGTCAATTCGTTCTCATCACATTCAGTACATTGTTTCCACCCTACTCTATTGTATTCTTCTTCTAAACCCTCAATAGTTGTAGGATTACCATTACCTGTAATCTCGTAATTATTGTGTTGACTATCAAATCCATAATCAGCTTTTGCCCATTGTGATAATTGATGTCCTTCATTGTGCCATTCTATTGTCTTTCGTGCTTTATTAAAACTCATTGTTTTATATCCTGTTTTAGTTGCTATACAAGTATTATAACATATTCAATTATGTCTTGTCAATACCCTTATCTTTTCTATACCTCTTTTTAGAAACAGGTTTAGTTGAGATCTCTGCAAGAACGCTTATTGACTTTATGTTATTTTTAAAGTCTTTAAACTTCTTTTTAGTATTTCGTTTCTTATCTCTTTTCTCCCATTTCTCCATTTTAAGTATACCTTCTAAATCGTTGATACTTTCATCATACAATATTTCACTAAGCATTGTCAACACTCATTACTAAAGAATAATCATCTGCTAAGGATTTTATATCTGCGTCTGACCAAGTATCCAAACCCTGTACTACTATGTCAAATAAATCCATATTCTGCTCATCAATTAGTAATTGTGCTAATTCATCTATTAATTCATATCTATCCATGATATCATCTACCTTTCTTCATGTTGAATTTTAAATCTCTACTGCATGGATAGTAATCAAACACACCATGTTTTTCAGTAGATCTGTAATTATATCCCTCTTGGAATATGTAAACTAAATCTCTTATATCCGACCATACTTTAATTTTCTTAATATTATTTACAGTATGATTAATATTCTTTTTGATAGCATGATACTGTTTTTCAGTCCAAGCCATGTTACATTCTTTTGCTACTTTGATAAAATCACTAGCAACGAAAAGATTGCCCTCAAATTTATCCATGATCGCTTTTGGCACACCATAGTATTTAAATTCTGTTTTCATACGTCCTCTTTCATATTGATAGTTCTTGACTATCATCACAAGATATTACTCTAAGTTTTTCTGAAAATGCTTTCTTAGGTAAATTATATTTCTTATTAATAATTAATTGTATTATTTCTTCTTTAGTTTGGATATCATCAACATCATTACTGCTAATATCAAAATGATATTCTGTTGTTTTCTCCACCACTAATCTATATCTATGTTCCATAGGAATACCCCTCAAAAATACTGCATATGAGCCATTTAAATCGTCTTACAAGCGTTTTAGCGACTCATATGGTATCTAGATATCGTTTTTAATCGTCAATGTCTTTTAAGTATTCTTTTGCCATTTCATACTCATTATCAATCTCATCATGCGACCATTGATGAAGTGGTTTCTCATGTCCCATATGTAATGCTCTTAGTTCATCAACAGGATCTTCTTGATACCAACCCTCTTGAAAATAGTCTAAGATAATCTCCATTTTATCTTCTCTATCCATTCTGAACCTCTTTTACTAAGACTTTAGAAAACTCAGTTGTTTTCATAATCTTATCTAAGTATTTCTTAGGGATAACAACTTTAGCAACATTGTTATCAATAACAGTCCTACTTACATCTTGTTTAGAAACTTTGAGATCGTCTGTTTCAAATGACTTACTATCAATAGTTTCTAACATACCAACTATTTCAGTAGTAATATCTTTGATAACTTTCTCTATATCAGATTTGATTGTTCTAAGTTCTAATAATTCAGAACCTAAATCAGTTAGTCTGATTTCTATTTCGTTAGTTATATTTTCTATATCTTTGATTTTCATATTCTCCAATCAATATTGTTTACTATAAATGTATTGTAACATTTTTAATATAGCCATGTCAATACTCTATGATACTATATTAAATAATGTTTTTACCATTTCGGTCAAAGTCCATAATAACATTATGAACAACGTCATCATGAGTATTATAAAGAAATCTTGTTTCATTCAAATACTCCTGCATATTCATATCCTTCTCCAAGATACCCACCAAATATTTGTAGTTTAGGAAACATCTCCTGTAACTTATATATGATCGGTTGAGGTGGACTCCAAGCAGTATTAAAGACTAATGTACAGGTATCATCATCAACAACATCATTTCCACAATCTCCCTTGATGTCCCACTTAGTTCCCCAATGTTCGTTTCTCCAATCATACCAATTATCATGTCCATATTCTGATTTAAGTCTATCAGATGTTTCTCGGCTAATCGCACCATCATATTCGTAAAAGAAATCTTTTACAATTTCATTAACACTTTCAAATTCAGAAAAGAATTTATCGTCAGATTTGGAAACCATTGTTTGACTTTGATAATCTTTCTCTGTTGAATTAAGATCTATCTCGTATTTAAATTTCTCAAATAAATCAAGTTTATATTGAGGTACGATTTTTTGTGGACTGCGTGTCCCATCTAATTCTTGTGGCATGGGACTGATCATCTCAAAAGAAAAGTTCTCTTGTAACTTATCTTGCCCACCGAAGAAGTCATAAAACTCTTTCATATCTTCTTCATCTCCCCATATTTCTACTGTATTTTCACACCAATTTGGCATAATCATTTCTCCTTAATTAGTTTCGTTAATTAGATATTAGCATAAATGAAATATCTATGTCAAGTCCTAAACGATTTCACTTAGTTCATCATCTACTTCTGTTCTCATTTCGCCACGCAGATAGTAATCTGCATAATCATCATTCGTTAATAATAGATTTAAAAATGCTTTTACCATATCAATAGAATTTACTGCATTTGCTTGATATGTACAATCCATCATTTTCTCAAATTCTGTTTCGTCTGCCCAAGCAAAACTTTGAGTAGTCTTTAAATAGTCTACAACATTCTTCTTCCAACTACCTATCTTTAAACCATGACCATTGAATAAGTGAATACATTCTCCACTTCTTTTACCATACATATCTTCGGATACTGCGAATGACTTATCATAAGCATAGTCTGATCCACAATCTCCCAAGATTGAATGTAATCGTGTAAAAGTCGGATCATCATTTATCAACTGTATATCTTCTAAGATTACATTTGGTACTCTATAATTCAAGAGTAAATCTTTAATAAATCTTTTAGTATCTTGATATGCTCTGCTAGATACACTATCTAAATCAAGAGTAGATTTTAAAAAGTATTCTTTATATGTATCCCCAAATATATCATCATCTACTTCAGGAACAGGTATATGATCTGTATCTGCATAAGTTACACCAAAATCTAAGTAGTCATCTTCTACCCAAGTTTCTCTATCTTCGCCATCTTGTTGAGTATGTAATTCACATTCACAGGCTCTTTCATCTACTTCATGGACTACTTCTTCTTGTCCAAGTGCAGTCCAATTACCATTCTCATCTTCCCCATATTTAGTGTGTATATTTTTACCTTTATAAACATATCCTGTTGGTTTTAGGTTATGAGTAAAGCTAGGTAGATCAATGTCTTTGGCTATTGCTAACCAACCTATTGCACAGAATTCTCCCTCTTTTTTGGCATAGTATTTGAGCCAATCTTCATCAGGAGAAAATTCAGTATATGTGCTTTGCAAGAAATCTTGTCTATCAATGTTAATGTAATCATTGACTACATTTACCATATTAGATAGATCCCCTCTAAATTGTTTTCGTTCTGCTAATTTAAATTGTTCGTTGTTCATTCTATCTCCGAACTCGTTGTTAATTAGATTGTATCATATTTAAAATACCTATGTCAATCCCTTATCATATAGTGTAATTTATTACTAGGTACTATATCAACCTCTTTATTATGGTAGCCAAAAGCTATTACTCTAAATATTAATTCAGAATAATCAGTTGCTATCACTCCCTTATTTACATTGTGCATAAAAGTATCTAGTGTTGAGATATAGCCAAATTCTTCTGCTAGATCTACCCACTCATCATCAGACATATTATCTATATCTTTCTCTAAACCGATTGTATTAGATATTCCATACACTCTTAATTCATAATCTCTTACTTCATTCATAAGCAATCTCCCATACATTGTGAGTAAAGTCCCACTCTAAATTATATGCAAAACAATATAAGTCTATCATCTTGCCCTGTAAAAAATGATCGTAATCATAGGGATTAAGTTTAGTTAATTGATGATACTGATCTGATCTTATACCTACATAATCGTCAGCATCTCCATCATAATCTCTAGAAAGATTATCTATAAATGTATCCCATAGATCTCCTGATGTTGTGCCACCCATGTATACATCTCCATAGTTATCCCCATCTACTAATGTTGTAACAATCATGGGATATATTAAATGATCCCCATATAAAGTATAATTGTTTTCGTATGTATGTTCATCAAGACTGACCAATAATTCATCTACCATATCTTGTACATCTTCTTTATACTTTTTAATACTATCTTCTGTTGGCATACCCATACTATTTCTCCTTATAGTCTGCTAGTTGATGTTCTAATTCATTATAATTCATTCGTCTTAGTCCTGTCAACCCCTCTAAATAAACCATAGATAATTCATCTATGAGTTGATCCTTAGTTGCATATGCCCAAGAACCTAAATAATTATCTAGTATTTCTTTCATCAGATCTTCCCTCTGTTCTCTTAAAAGTATATTGATTAAGCGACCATCAAATTCGCTTATTCGTTCCTCAACTTGATGACCATCTAAATCATTCATGTCTGCGTAACTACCTGTCATATGTTCTTGGCTATCATTGTTACCAAATAGATTTTCACAATCTAGTTCGGCACACATCATTCTACCATCTCCAACATATACTTGGTCAGCATTACATTCATCACAGAACCATTCCCCTATCTTCTCATACTGATCTGCTAGTTCTATCTTTGGTTCGTATTTACTTAGATCCATTATTATATCTCCTGACTATGAAAAAGTCTTTCAGTAACCACCGACTCTGATACTGTTAACCAATTTTCTTGTTTAGCCAATTCTTGTAGTATCGGTAAACAAGCTATGTAATGACTCTCATGTTCAAATGTAGCCACTAATTCTGATGTACTATCTGTTTCAAAATATACTTTAATCATTACATCTCCAACTGTTCTATTAGTTCTGCATCTCCATAATCTTCAGGCTCTAGAGATAAATCGCCATCAGGACACTCAAAGTATTCGCCATCAATTTCAATACCACCATCTAATAATATTGTTCTAGCTTGTTCCTCACTCTCTGCTACTATGGTATAATTCATGTAGCATGGAACTGAAAATATAAATTCATATTCCTTAGTGTCCTCATATTTATCTTTCTCTTTTAGTTCATCATATTCGTAACTCATGTCTACTCCTACTTATAAATTATTGACTTAATGACATTATAGCAAAATAAAAAGGGACTTGTCAAGTCCCCTGTTGAAATTAATATATTTAAGATAGTCATCAACGACCACCAATAAATCTTTTAATATCTTTATTTATTATGTTTGCTTTCTGTAATTCTTTTCTTGTTGCTTTTGCTTGATCATAGATTGAATTAGTTATCTTTAAAATCTTCCAATTAGTATACAATAATAGTCCTGTTAGTATTGTAACCATAATGGAAGTCCAACCTATGATAGCAATATAGATGCTATTAATTTCCATTCTTCTCCTCATTAAGTTCTTCTATATCTTGTATCCATTTAGTCTGATCATAGTTTCTTCTAGGTGCAAGTTGATTTAATGCTCTCAACCAATACCTAAAGTCTTTTTGTTTCTTGACTTCTTGGGCATATTCATTCTCTAATAATAAAGCTAAGACTTTTCTCTTTAGATTGTATCCAACAGAAACACCATCAAATCTTGCTTGACTATTTGCTACTTCTCTTAAAGCAAGTAAGTCAGCTTCATCTAATTCAACTAATGCTTCTTTGCCACCATTACTTCTATCGGTGGTAAACAATACTGCACTACCGACTTTGCTTATTAGATCCATTGATACAGGAACACTTGCTTGTCCTGACATACCTCTTAATGTAGTCAAGCCACGCATCTGTTCGCCATCAATAATAACTGTAAAAGAGTCATCTAAGAATAAACTTTCTTCTTTAGTCAAAGATATTATTTTACTTGTCCCCTCTGATAATAAAGGTGGTTTATTATCATCAGGTTTTGAATTTCGTTCTTGCATATATTTGCCCTACTTTCGTTTTATATATTTATCTATATTACTATTATACTCTTTTTTCTCATCTAATTCATGCAATTTGGCTTGAATTAATGCGATCTCTTTGAGTATAATCTCCATCTTCTTATCAGCATCTTCTTGTAATTCTCGGATCTGATCTGCAATCTGTATCATATATTCCATTAAATTACTCATTATTTACCCTCTACTCTATTGATCATGTATTGAAAGTCTAATGTATCTTCGGGAAGTATAGGTTCTATCCCAACCATTTCATATATTTCGTTAAGTGTTGACTGACCACTTGTAGTCATTCTTTGAAATTCCCACGCCAAGTCATCTAACAATCTATATAATTTCTCTGCTTTCTCTACTTCATTCATATTCTATCTCCATAATCTTTCTCATCTTTAGCATCTTCATCTTGTTCACTCCACAACCACAGACCAAAGTCATAACCTCTTTTATAAAAATGACTAAAGAAGAACTCATCTAATTTCTTCTCATCTCTACGACCATAAAGCAAAGCATCAGTTATACCATCACGATAAAACTGATACTGC